CTGTCACTGAAGTCGGATCGCTGGGCCGGCGCTGATCACTGGGAAGCCGCGGGCGACCCGAAGCTGACCCTCGCTGAGATCCTGTCCCGGTCTGAAGTTGCCGTTTTTGGCATCGACGGCGGTGGTCTTGATGACCTTCTCGGCCTATCGCTGGTAGGGCGAGAGCGCGACACCCGCCGCTGGCTGCATTGGTCGCATGCCTGGGCCCACAAGATTGTGCTGGAGCGCAGAAAGGACATCGTTTCGCAGTTGCGCGACTTCGAGGAGGACGGCGACCTGACTATCGTCGATCGGCCAGGAGACGACATCGACCAACTGGCGGACATCATCTGCCAGGTTAGAGATGCCGGCTTGCTGCCAGATCAAAAAGCCATCGGCGTGGATTCTGCAGGCATCGGCGACATCATTGACGAGCTAACCACCGATGACCGCGGCATCACAATGGACCAGATTGTGGCAGTGTCTCAGGGCTGGCGACTGAATGGCGCGATCAAAACCACTGAGCGCAAGGTCGCCGGCGGTGAGCTCGTCCACGGCGCCACCCGGTTAATGGCCTGGTGCGTCGGCAACGCACGCACCGTCGCAGTCGGCAACGCCATCGCGATCAATAAGCAAGTCAGCGGTTCGGCAAAAATCGACCCGCTGATGGCAACTTTCGATGCCACCACGCTGATGGCGCTGAATCCGGCACCGTCGAGGCCAAACGAATATCAGATGTTTTTCGTGTAGCTGAGGCTTCACCCTTATAACCCGCCATCGAGCGGGCTTTCTCGTTATTGGAGAACCCGGAATGAATCTCGAAAAGATGGCATCCGATACAAATCGAGTATATAGCGTCATCGACATCAAGGCGGTAGATGACGAAAAGCGTGAGTTCATGGGGATTGCGTCGACCCCTTCCACGGACCGCATGAACGACATCGTTGAGCCTGGCGGTGCACAATATAAGCTACCGATTGCATTGCTTTGGCAGCACGACCGCATGATGCCTGTTGGTATCATCATCACCGCCAAGGCGACAAAGGCTGGTATCGAAGTGCACGGCAGCATCCCGAGAGTTGATACGCCGCTTGGATTGGCCGCACGCCTAGAAGAAGCTTGGCAGTCGCTGAAGCATAATCTGGTTCGCGGGCTGTCAATCGGATTCAGACCCATCGAATACAGTTTTATGGACAATGACGGCATCCACTTCACGAAGTGGGATTGGTTGGAATTGTCCCTGGTGACAATCCCGGCAAATTCCGAGGCAACCATTACCACCATCAAGTCCCTCGACCAACAGCTGCAAGCCGCGTCAGGCAAAGCGCAGTCGAAAGTCGTTCGACTGATCAACCCTGCCGGCGCTTCGGCAAAAACAAAGTCAATCCCCATTCCGAAGCCCCAGGAGGGCAAAAACGTGAATATTGAAGAGCAAATCAAAGGCTTCGAGGCGACTCGTCAAGCCAAGGCTGCCCGCATGACCCAGATCATGGAGAAGGCCGGCGAAGAAGGCCGCACCCTGGACGAAGCCGAGACGGATGAATACGACGGCCTCGAACAGGAGGTGAAATCCACCGACTCCCACCTGAAGCGCCTGCGCGACATGCAGAAGCTGAACGCCGAAAAGGCGCAGGAGATTGAGGACGTTTCCGGCATGCAGCAGCGCGACCGCGTCCCGCAGACTGCCAAGCTGCAGGAAAAGCTTCAGCCCGGTATCGAATTCGCCCGTTACGCCATGTGCCTCGGCGCGGCCAAGGGCGACGTGAACACGGCGAAGTCGATCGCGGAGAATCGTTTCCCGAACAGCCAGCGCATCCATGTCGCACTGAAGGCGGCGGTGGCTGCCGGCTCGACCACCGATGCTACCTGGGCGCTGCCGCTGGTGGAATACAACCAGTTTGCCGGCGACTTCATCGAGTTTCTGCGACCGCAGACCATTATCGGCAAGTTCGGGCTGAACGGCATCCCATCTCTGCGGATGATTCCGTTCAACGTCCATATCCGCGGCGCAACATCTGGTGGTACCGGCTACTGGGTTGGTCAGGGCAAGCCGAAGCCGGTCACCAAGTTCGGCTTCAACGATACCTACCATGGCTATGCCAAAGCGGCTGCTATCTCGGTATTGACGGAAGAACTTCTGCGTTTCAGCAACCCGTCTGCAGAAGCCCTTGTCAGGGACCTGCTGGCCGGCGCGATCATCGAACGGCTGGATATCGATTTTGTTGATCCGACCAAGGCGGCCGTATCCAACGAATCTCCCGCATCCGTCTCTTACGGCGTGACCCCGGTGGAATCGACCGGCAACACTGCCGACGACATCCGTGTCGATGTGGGCGCGGCAATGGCCAAATTCATCGCCGCCAACATTACGCCGGCTGCGGGTGTCTGGATCATGTCGGCTACCACGGCACTGAACTTGTCGCTAATGCGGAATGCACTGGGCCAGAAAGAGTTTCCGGACATCACAATGATGGGCGGTAGTTTTGAGGGCCTCCCGGTTATCGTGTCCGAGCACGTCCCGACCAGCTCCGCCGGTCACGTGGTTCTCCTGGCCAACGCCACGGATATCTACCTGTCCGACGATGGCAATGTGGTGCTTGATGCCAGCCGCGAGGCTTCCATCCAGATGCTGGACGACCCGACCAACGACAGTGTCACGCCGACCGCCACCAGCATGGTCTCGATGTTCCAGACCAACAGTGTGGCGCTGCGCGCCGAACGCTGGATCAACTGGTCTAAGCGCCGTGACGCCGCGGTGCAGCTGATCAATAACGTCAACTGGGGCGAGGCATCGTCCTAAACCCATTAGGCCCGCTCCGGCGGGCCGCTTCCTTTTCCAATTGGTGCTGATTTCCTGATCCGTCAATTGGAAAAGGGTGCTGAAACCCATTTTTGTCAATTGGAGTTAGCGATGACCAAACGCACCCTGCGCGCCATTGGGCGATGTGGCCCGCACGCCAAAGGCTCGACCTTTACCGAGCCTGCCCATATCGCAAAAGTCTTTGTCTCGCTGGGCCGTGCCGCCTACATTGAAACCTCAAGCCAGGATTACATGACCCGCGATATGAGAGCTGACGAATCTGCTACGAAACCGGTTGATGCGGCCGTCGATATCGTGGTGTCCTATTCGGTGCGTGCGTTTGCCGCAGAGAACGGCGTCCACCTGGGTGTGGTTACCGGCACCGGCGTCAATGGACGAATCCTCAAAGGCGACGTCCAAGCCGTGATCGACAATCAGGGTGACGCATGACGCGGCGTCGTTTTTCTGTTGCGGCGCGGGACGTCGGCAACACGCTGAAGTCCGCGGTGTTCTGGATGGTGCTGTTTGCTCTGTGCGGCGCCGGCATGCTGGTGGCCGGAATTTGGCTGCTATATGGCATGCCATTGGCGCTGCTCGGTGGATCTGCCTGCTCGTTTCTGTTCTCGACCATCATTCTGCGCGGGGTAAGCCGTGGCTAACGTCCTGAAAGCACTGACCAGTGCGTTCAAGAAGTCACACGTCGCTCCGGTCGATAGCCGCGGCGGCTGGTGGCCTTGGATCCGCGAGCCGTACTCAGGCGCCTGGCAGAACAATGAGGACTGGTCGGTATCCAGCGTCCTGGAGCACCCCGTTGTTTACCGCTGTATCGGCCTGATCTCGTCGGATATAGGCAAGCTGCGAATCGGCCTGATGCAGCGTGATAAGGATGGCATCTGGACGTGGGCCAATAGCGCGTCGGTGAATGCGCTGCTGCGCAAGCCTAACCGCTACCAGAACCACATCCAGTTCAAAGAATCATGGATGATTTCAAAACTCATTCGGGGCAACACCTACGTACTGAAACAGCGCGATGCCCGTGGCAATACCGGAGCTCTTTACGTGCTCGATCCCAGCAGGGTGCAGGTTCTGGTGGCCCAGGACGGGTCGGTGTTCTATCAGTTGTCCCAGGACAGCCTGGTTGGGCAGGAGAGCACATCCGTAACGGTTCCGGCCTCAGAGATCATCCACGACCGTATGAACTGCTTTTTCCATCCGATGGTGGGTATATCCCCCCTATTTGCCGCTGGCATGTCAGCCACGCAGGGGCTACGCATCATCAACGACAGCGCCAAGTTTTTCGATAATGGTGCGCGTCCGAGTGGCATTCTGTCTGCCCCCGGGGCGATCAGCGACGAGACGGCGGGGCGCATGAAGGCGCACTGGGACGCAAACTATACCGGCGACAACGCCGGCAAGGTGGCAGTGCTCGGCGACGGATTGAAATTCGAGCCCATGCGCATGACCAGTGTCGATGCACAGCTGGTGGAGCAGATGCACAGTTCGGACGAGTCGATTTGCACCGCCTTCGGTGTGCCGGCCTACAAGGTAGGCGTCGGCCAGATGCCGACGCACGACAACATTGACGCGCTGACACAGGACTACTACTCACAGTGCCTGCAGGTGCACATCGAATCGATGGAGGCAGGGCTCGACGAGGGGCTTGATGTACCGGCCAATCAACGCACCGAGCTGGATCTTAACGGCCTGATCCGCATGGATTCGGGCAAACAAATCGAAACCCTGGTAGCTGGTGTGCGCGGGTCCGTCTACACCCCGAACGAGGGCCGCAAGCGCATCAATCTGAAACCGCTCACCGGTGGCGATACCGTTTACATGCAGCACCAAGACTATTCAATCCAGGCGCTGGCCTGGCGCGACGCCCAGCCTAACCCGTTTGACCCGACGCCCACGACGCAGCCTGCACCAGCAGGAACCGAGCAAGACAGCGAGGACCAGATGCGCATGCTGGCGCTGCTGGTCGAAAAGGAGCTACGCCAGTGAATCTTAAAGACCTGACTGCCCAGGCCAAGGCGCTGGCGCCGGTGATTCGGGATTTCGTATCGAAATCCGTTGCTACATTGCGTGACGAGTTCACAAAAACGCTAAAGCAGCGTGATGAAGAGTGGATGGCGAAGTTTCGCGAGATAGAGCAGCAGCAGGACGGCGTCACGGCTGACGACATCGCCGCGAAGGCCGCCGAACTCATCCCGACCCCGCGGGACGGAAAGGACGCTGACCCCGAAGCCATCAAGCAAATGGTTGAGGAAGCGGTCGCACTGATTCCAGCGCCTCGGGATGGCAGTGACGGTGCCGATGGCAAGGATGGACAGTCAGGACAGCCAGGTGAGAAAGGTGCGACAGGCCAGGAGGGCAAAGACGGAAAAGACGGAAAAGACGGAAAGGATGCTGAACCGGTCGACGTCGAGGCGATCATCGATCAGCTGAAAGGATATATTGACGATAAATTCGCTGCGCTACCCGTGCCGGCGGACGGCAAGGACGGCACCAGCATCACCATCGATGATGTGCAGCCACTGCTGTCCGAACTGGTCACCAGTGCCGTCACCGAGATACCGGCGCCGACGAATGGCGTTGACGGAAAGGATGGGAAAGACGGTTCCGATGGCAAGAGCGTCGAGCCTGAATATGCCCGATCAATGCTTAAAGAATTGGTTGACCATCGTCTTGCCGATATCAAGCTACCGCAGGACGGTGCCCCGGGGCGCGACGCGATCGATATCGACATCCTGCCATCCATCGACCCGGAAAAGTCCTATACGCGGGGGACCTACGCCACCTACGACGGCGGTCTTTGGCGCGCCCACGCAACCACCGACGGCATGCGTGGCTGGGAATGCGTCGTCGACGGTATCAAAAGCATAGACATCAACCGAAACGATGATCGCAGCTTTGGCGTAATGGTGAATCGCTCCAGCGGCGAGTCACACCTGTCGACGTTCACGCTGCCAATCGTTATCGACAAAGGCGTCTACAAGCAATCCGACAGCTACCATGCAGGCGACGGAGTGACCTGGGCAGGATCCTACTGGATCGCGCAGAAGGACGAGCCCAGCCAGAAGCCTGGCGAGGGTGAAGGATGGCGCTTGGCGGTGAAAAAAGGCCGCGATGGCAAGCATGGCGAAAAGGGTGACAAAGGCGATCAGGGACAGCCCGGCAACGCCGGCCGCGATCTGACGCAGATGGGCCCTGACGGGAGCAAATGGTAATGCTGCAGTACGTCACGCTCCAGCAGGCCAAGGACCATCTGCGAGTCGACCATGATACCGAAGACAACGACATCACGCTGAAGATCGTTGCCGCTTCGGGTGCCATAAAGAATTACCTCAAGTCTTCATCGCCTTATGAGCCGATGCGCGACTCGAACGACACCCCACTGCTGGATAGCAACGACATTCCGATTCTGGACGAGGATTCAAGCGGCAACCCTATTGTCCGCTGGGAGGTGCGCGCCGCGGTCCTTATGCTGCTGGGTATTTTCTATCGGGACCGTGATGGTCAGGAAATGAAGGACTGGGCCCAGGGATACTTGCCGGCACCGATCACCGCGCTTCTTTACCCGCTCAGAGACCCGGCCATCGCATGAGTCTATCCGCCGGCCGCCTGCGCCATCGCATCACCATCCAACAGCTCGTCACCACCGGGCAGGATCCTACTACCGGTGAGCTCAATCAGGAATGGCAGGATCTGCATACCAGAGTACCCGCAGCGATCGAACCGCTGAGCGCTCGCGAGTTCATGGCGTCTCAGGCGGTGCAGTCTAAATACAGCGCCCGCATCGTGATCCGGTACCGCGCCGGACTGGACCCTGCCATGCGTATCGTTGGCGTCTGCGGTTGCCATGATGGGAGGATTTTCAACCCGGCTGGCTGGCTGGCCGATCCTGACAGTGGGATCGAGTATCTGACTGCGCCGGTGTCAGAGGGTATCGATAATGGTTAGGGGCCACTGATTTCTGTGCCATCGATCTTATATGTGATGGTCACATCGAGTGCATTGAATAGCTTGGCAATAGTCGAGGCGCGCATGTCGGACTTGCCAGACTCGAAAGTCGCAATCGACACTTGGCTGACGCCTGCTATGTGAGCAAGTTCAGCCTGCGATACTCCGCGCAGGTGGCGGATTGCGCGTAATTTAGGACCGGTAATCATAGTGCCCATTGTAAGCCTCGCAAGCTGATTTAAAAATACAGAAAACTATTGCAATAGTATAGCGAGCTGCATTAACCTTCAAGGGTAAGGCAACCCTTGGAGGAAGTTATGGAAACGATCAAAGTTAAAATCATTGGCACCCGCCCGCTGCTGATGCATGCAGACATCTTATCGGATCCGCTTAATGCGGCCACAAAGGCTCACAAAGCTGTGACATCAAAGCGCAAAAAAACAGACGACGATTACGAATTCATCGCGAAGTCTGAATGGAGTTCCGGTCTTTATTTTGATGACGATATTGGTCCTTACATTCCGGGTGCAAATATCGATGCAGCACTGGTATCTGGTGCGAAGCTTTGCAGACTCGGAACCCAGATTAAGCGCTCGGCGGAATGCATTGATGAACGATGCAGGCTTGAATATGAAGGTCCAAGAACTGTAATAGGGTTGTGGGATAAGGGTTTCTATGATGCAAGAACCGTGAAGAACCCCGGAAGCAGCTCCAGGATCGTGCGCTATCGCCCGGTGTTTCACAGATGGTCGCTAGAGTGTGAAATTGCCTATGATCCCGAGTCGATTGATCGTGCTCAGGTTGTCAAATGCCTGAAAGATGCAGGCATATACAGCGGCATCGGCGACTACCGCCCCAAGTTCGGCCGATTCGATGTCGAGGTAGTGAAATGACAACGGCGAGGCATTTCGCGATGACAGACTGGTCTCTTGAGAATGCGGTTTCCGATTTCTTGAAAGAAGAGTTCAAGGACGGTGATATGATCAGCCACGACTGGCTGCGAATGGCGCTTGACATCAATGCCCGCGCTATCAAAAAAAACGAGTTCATCCTGTTGGAGCGGATGGAAGCCTTTAAGACTGCACTTCTGGAAACGCATCAGATTGCGTTGCAGAACGTGCGCGGGAAAGGCTATCGGCTGGTGCCGCCTTCAGAGCAGGCGCGCTATGCGGCAGAGGAGCTTGCGCACTACATGAAGAAGGGTTTCAAGAAGGCCGATTCACTGCTGACCAATACGCGCTGTGATCAGTTGTCCACGGATGAGCGTCGCCGCCATACGGACACCCAGATCAGAGTGGCGGCGCTATCCGGGATGGTTAGTAAGGGTAAACGTGATGTTTTCCTGCTCTTCAAGAATAGTAAGAAATAGGAATATCTATTGTGTCGTTCCCTGGCGCGGCACGGCCTGGCGAGGCCTGGCAGGGCGGGGCATGGCCAGGCAGGGCATGGGCTGAGAGTTCAGCGGGTGATCGGTTCATAGAGCCGTGATCCCGGTGGGTTTTCCACCATATCAAGGCCGGGCCTGGCCTGGCGTGGCAGGGCAAGGCGGGGCGGGGCGAGGCTGGGCGCGGCAAGGTGAAGTAACAGGAGAACAAAACCCCCACATCGGGGGTTTTTTATTGCCAGAAATATGACAAAACAAAGATGGAAAGATCAGACTGTCGCCGTAATTGGCAGCGGACCGAGCCTGACAGAGCACGACTGCCAGCTGATAGAAGCGGCAGGCCTGCCTACCGTCGTCACCAACGCCACTTGGAAAATCGCCCCGTTCTGCGATGTGATCATGGGTGCCGACCATGCCTGGTGGCGGGACAATCACGACAAGATCACAGTGCCCGCCGAGAGGGTGACGATTTCGCAGAACGCTGCGCGGCAGTTCGGGCTGAGCCAATACGGCAAAACCCGGACATCGAAATTCAGCGGCCTGCGGGCCATCGAGTACGCCATGGATGAGGGTGCCAATAGGATCATCCTGTTGGGGTTCGATTGCAGTACCCGGAAGGGCACGCACTGGCACGGCAATCACGTCGGCTTGGGTAACCCGGACGGCAACCGCTGCAAGAAATGGCAGTTCTGGCTGCTGGAGTTGTCGATGATCGCGAAGAAGCGCGGCGTCGAGATCATCAACTGCAGCCGCGAAACCGCACTGACCCATTTCCCGCGCATGCCGCTTGAAAAGGCACTGTCAAAAATAGGGGCAATAACCCGTGACTGATCCGATTCGCATCTTCGTCGGCTGCGCGCCGAACCATGAAGACGCCGAGAGCCAGGCTGTGCTTGAGTGGTCGATCCGCAAGCACACCCGCCTTCCGGTGCAGATCACATGGATGCGACTGAGCAGAGATACGGCGTCGCCGTGTTATTCGTCCGACGGTGAGGGCTGGGATACCTCGCAGTGGGCAACGCCGTTCAGCGCCCTGCGTTGGTCTATTCCCGAGCAGTGCGGTTTTCAAGGCAAGGCCATCTACACCGATTCAGATGTGATATTCATGGCCGACCTGGCTGGGCTCTGGAATCAGCAGCACGCCCCGGGCAAGTTCCTGTTAGCCAAAGGCGGCGGCCAATGGCGCATCTGCGTCTCGATGTTTGACTGTGCCGAGGCGAAACGGAATATACCGCCGGTCGAGCGGATGATGCGTGACCCGCGGGCACACCAGAAGCTGTGCGGCCTGATCCGACAGAAACGGGATCTGGTGCAAGCGTTCTCCGGCGAGTGGAATTGCCTCGACCGCGAAATAGGACAGCGCCCCGTCGACCACCCGTCCATCAAAGCCATACACTACACAGACATGAAATCCCAGCCGCAGCTGCGCCACGCGCTGCCTAGGCTCAAGGCGCAAGGTCAAAAGCACTGGTTCGACGGTAAGACAACGCCGCAGCGATTCCCGCGCATCAATGCTCTGTTCGATGACCTACTGGCCGAGGCTGCCGCGAACGGATACGGTCCCGATGGCTATATGCAGGATCCGCTTTTTGGTGACTACCGCAAGAAGGGATTTGCCGCATGATTACCGTTGCTTGCGTCCGCTCCGGCACCAAGTACGGCATTGAATACGTTGAGAGGCTCCGGAACATGGTAGCCCGGCACCTGCCGATGGAGCACCGGTTCATCTGCCTGACGGACCAGCCTGAAAAGATCGCCGGCGTCGAGAGGGTGCATATCAGGCATTTCGGCTGGACGGGGTGGTGGGCAAAAATGGCGCTTCTGCATCCTCATCTGCGTGGCCCAGGGCGGTGCCTCTATTTCGACCTGGACACCGTTATCATCGACGACCTGACGCTGCTGGCGAATTGGGATGGAGAGTTCGGTATCTGCCAGAACTTTACAAAGCTGGCCGGAAATCATAACTGGCCCTGCAAATATGGGTCCTGTGTTATGTCTCTGGCAGAAGGTTTCGGCGCCATTCTGTTTGACCGGTTCGTGGCTGACGCTAAGGGCTGGATGGCCCGCTGCCCCCGGGGCGATCAGCAGGCGATCGAGAAACTCTACCCGCACGCCGAGTTTCTGCAGGGCGCCATGCCGCCAGGCTATTTCGTCGGCCGCCGGGACTTCACCGGCGATCGTCCGAGAGGCGCCGCGGTGATGGTCTTTGCTGGCCAGCACAAACCCCACAACACGCCGCACCAGTGGCTTAAAGAGGCATGGGTATGACCATTGTAAATGGCCGCCAGGCGGCGCCGACCCTCGACGGCATCCGTGACGATCACCTGGCGCGGTATCAGCTAGCTGTAGACCATGCCCTGCGCAATCGCCTGAAAACCGCCGTCGACGCAGGCTCCGGCATTGGCTATGGTGCCTGGATGCTGGCTAACGCCGGCCTTACTGTTGAGGCCTACGAGATCGATCAGAGAGCCATTGACTACGGTCAGCAGTATTACCACCATGACCAGCTGGCCCGCATTCAGGCCGATATTTCCGAATTGGATATCCCGCAGGTTGACCTGCTCACCGCGTTCGAGATCGTCGAACACAGTCACGCCGCCCCGGCATTCCTCGCCCGCGCCGCCGGCCATGCCCGTTGGTTGATTGCCTCTGTACCGAATGAGGCAGTGATCCCGTTCGCGCAGAACAGGCACCGCGAGCACGTGCGCCACTACACGGCTGATCAGTTCCGGAAGATGCTCCAGGACGCTGGCTGGGAGGTCGTGTCTATCGGCAGCCAGCGGGGCAAGTGCGGCGACGATGCCGAGGTCTGGCTGGGCGACACCTCCGGCCGCACGCTGATTGCGGTTTGTCGCTCAAAATGATCATAAGCCATCGGTGGAAATTCATTTTCATCAAGACGCGAAAGACAGCGGGCTCGTCGATAGAGGCTGCGCTGGCTTCAATTCTGGGCCCGGATGATATATCGACCGGCTCGGTTCGTGACGGCACACCTCGTCTGAACTGCCCGGACAAAGTAACCGGGCATTGGGGCTGGCGCCGGATCGTCGGACTAGCCGGCAAGGATGCATTTTGGAATTACCGCAGGTTCTGCGTTGAGCGTAACCCCTACGACAAAACGGTGAGCGACTGGCTGTACCACCGCGACCAGTTGCGCGACACTGCGCTGCCGCTGGCCGACTACATTGAGCACAATGGCCCGAGCGACTGGGAACGCTACACGCAGTCCGGTAAGCCGATTGCCCGTGTGCTGCTGTTCGAAAACATCGTCGCCGAGTTCGCCAAGCAGTGCGCGGCCATGGACATACCGGTGATAAATCTGGACCCATACCAGCTGAAGAGAAACCAATCCCGCGGCCCGTACAGTGACTATCACGACTCAAGCAGCCGAACTTGCGTTGCTCGGATATTCGCCAACGAATTGAAGCACTTCGGATACCAGCCGTGAAGATCATCGCCTTCGAGCCCGACTACAACGAGAAGCACCGCGCCGTGCTCAGGGCCCTGTCCGAGGGTATCCCGGGTGCAGAAGTGCGAACCCTGGGCCAATACGAACCCTGCGACATCGCCGTGATTTTCGGTGCCGCGAAAGATGCCTACCCGCCGACCTGGCCCAAGCGCGAGATCCTCGCCAAACACCAGGGGCGACGGCTGCTGATGGTTGAGTCCGCCTTCGTGCGCCGCGGCGAGTACTATCAGGTGGGATGGGGCGGCTACGCCGGTAACGCGGATTTCAACAATGACCTCGTGCCGCGGGATCGCTGGGAGTCGATGGGCATCAAGACCAAACCCTGGCAGCGCCGAACGGTCGGCCCGGTCGTTGTCTGTGGTCAGCTACCGCGCGACACCCAGGTTCAGGGTATGGATCACGTGGCCTGGTGCCGGCGCACCGTTAACGAATTGCGTAGAATGGGCGAGCATGTCATCTTTCGCCCGCATCCGAGGCAGCAGGACGTATCGATTTACGGCGTGCCGTCACACCTGATCGGCGACGGCAAGATTGGCAAGACACTGGCCGCGGCAAAGTGCGTCGTCACCTGGAATTCCACGTCCGCGGTGGATGCTCTGATCCGAGGCGTCCCGGCCATCGCTATGCACCCCAGCTCGGTATCCTACCCAGTCGCCCAGCACCGCCTTGAAGACGTGAAGAAGCTACGCTACCCATCGCGTCGCCAGTGGCTGGCCGGCCTCGGGTATGCCCAGTGGACGCTGGAAGAAATGCGGGCCGGGCTTCCGTGGGTTCATCTGAACCGCTGAGGCTGCAGATGGCTGAAATTGAATTCTGCGAGATTACCGACCGCCACGACAACATCGCCATTGTGGCCAGCGGCCCGAGCGCGCGGGGATTCTCGGCACCGCCGGGCGTGACGGTCATCGCAGTCAACGGTACCATAGAGTGGCTGCCGACAGCCGACTACTGGTTCACGCTGGACCCGGGCCAGCGCAACCGGGCCCGCATGCTTAACCGCCGACCCGGCACGGTCTACTTCGCGGCAGTGCCAAGCACATTCGGCACCGCCAGCGCCCCGCTCACAGGAATGCGTCAGCCGGCCCCAGCAGGAATCCGGTACCTGCTGCGCATGACTGGTAACGGGGTATTGAGTGCCAAGACCGGGCTTTCTGATCACCCCGGGCAGATCCACACCGGCAACAGCGCCTATGGCGCCCTTGGTCTGGCGTACCTCATGGATGCCCGGCGTATCTCCCTGTTCGGCGTCGATGCCAGCCACGACCGGAGGATTGAGGGCGGGCGATCCAGCAACCTGGATCATCTGCCGGCGCTTTTTGCTACCGCCGCCTCGCAGCTGTATGGTGCTGGTGTCGAGGTGGTCAACGCTAGCCCCGGCAGCGCGATCGAGTGCTTTCCGAAGATGACAATGGGAGATGCCCTGCAATGGCTCAGCACGAACTGGTAACCATCAAGTGCCCCGACTCGGCGACCAGCCAAGGCACCCAGATATTAACGCCGGATGGCTACGACCTGGCCAAGCATTGTCTCCGCGCAGTGATCACGTTGGGCGCCAAAGAGCTGAACGAAGTCGAACTTCATATGAGTTTTATCCGGCCGGAGGAGATCCAGGCCATACCGCTGTTATCCCTGGAATCACTGCGTGAAATGGCCAAGCACTACAACTGCACCTTGATTGAGTTCGACGACAGCGTAGATGTTACGACCCTGGCCGACGAATCCCGCAAGTGGGGTCATGGAAATGGCTGAGGTAATAATCGTGTTGGAACAGTGCGATGGAAACTAAGGTCTACGGCCGCTTCCAAAACACCGGAGTCGTGATCAACTATTCGCGCAACATCTCGAACGATGTTGAGAACCCGAACGCCACCATAACTACCACCGGTGGCGGCACACCGGATGTGCTGCCGATGTTCAACGATGGGGATAACGGCTTCGAATTCCGGACTGTGACAGAGTCGTTCGAGGTGCTCGACTTTGATGAGACATTCAATAGCAACCAGGGAGGCATCATATCCAACCGGGCTAAGCGCGACACCGAGTACTTCACCAGAATAACGGTGACCAACCAGGGCGGCACAGCGGGAACTGTTTCGTTCCAGAATTTTCTGGTGTTCGATAAATCAATTCCAGGTACAGGTATCTCGATAGACAGTTCTGAGCAGACGTTAAGCCCAGGTGCCGAGGCAGCACACAACACCAAATTCTTTGGCGGCGGCATCGAGGCGATCTATCCGCGCATCTCAACGAGCGTAAGCCGTCCTATGCTTATGCGTGGTTTAGACATCACGGCGAGTGAGAACCAATGAGCGCGATCACGCTGTTCGAAGATCAAGGCGTAACCGGATTTAGCAAATCGATAGGAAATGAACACAGAATAATCGACAGCCATGTCGTTCAGGTTACGTTTACCGGTAGCCCATCGGCTGTTTCATTATATCTGCAAGGTAGTCTAGATAAAGTGTCTTGGTTTAATTTGGCCGAACATATCGCGACTGCTGATCAACTCTCAGACGGACAGTTGATGTATCACGTGGTCTATAAACCTGTAACATTCATCAGACTATCGCTTGAAACTCTGTCGGGTGGAAGTAACCCAAAAGTCACCGCAAAATATTCATTCTCTGTAAAATATATTGGTGACCTGGTATGACCCTATCGGATGTGAATGACGAACTGGCGGCTCGCCTACCAACATTCAAGGGCGGTGGTTGGAATGACCTATCGATCGAGCGCGGCGGCAATGTGATTCTTCGCCTGGGTCGCGGCACCCCTGAAGCCCCGGGAGTAGTGACCTACGAATCAAATATGAACGAGCACAGCATGACCGTGGAACAGGTGCTTAACATCTTCGCGGCGGGCAACAACGGCATCCGTCTGATCAAGCAGTACACGACGGCGGGGTGATCAATGGCTGATGGCATAGAGTTCAGTATCACGGGCCTCGACCCAGTGCTGGCGAAGATGCGAAGCGTGAAGCAAGACATCCGCAAGAAGGGCGGGCGGTTCGCGCTGCGCAAGGCCGCCAATTTGGTAGCCGCCGCCGCCAAGCAGAATTCTGCCAGTATCAACGACCCAACGACGGGCCGAAGCATTGCAGACAATATCGCCTTGCGGTTCTCAACGCGTACATTCAAGCGCACCGGTGATCTGATGTTCCGCATCGGCGTGCTGCATGGCGCGGTGTTACCAAAACCGGGCGAGGAGGCAGACACTGGCGCCGGCGGCCCGACGCCACACTGGCGCCTGATTGAGTTTGGCACAGAGAACATGCCGGCAACCCCGTTCATGCGCCGGTCACTGTCGGACAATATCAACGCCGTGATCAGTGCCTTCGTGACCAACTACGACAAGGCGCTTGACCGCGCCATCAGACGCGCAGCCAAAGTTGCGCAGCAGGGCGGCTGATGTATCCACCGATTTTTGCCACAGTCTCGGCAGATGCTGGCGTTACGGCGCTGCTGGGCAGTGTGCCCAATTGCCGGTTTTTCCTGTTTGGCCAGGCGCCACAGGGCGTGACCAAACCCTATGCGGTATGGAGGCAGATCAGTGGCCGGCCGGAGAACTATCTTGGAAAAGTGCCGGACATCGATCAGTTCGGCATCCAGGTCGATGTCTATGCAGACTCTGCGAGCGGTGCCCGAGCAGTCGCCGAGGCGTTGCGCGACGCTATCGAGCCCGTCGCGCACATCACTTTCTGGCGTGGCGATTCGACCGATCCCGAGACCAAGAACAAAGTTTTCACATTTGAGGTCGATTGGTTCGTGAACCGATGACCCCACCCCGAGCAACAAACCCGGCCCGCCACGTGCGGGTTTTTTATACCTGAAACAGTCCGGCCCCGCCGGCGAAGGAGCTATACGTGGCTAAGAAAACCCAGGGCACAGACCTCTATGCCATTGATCCGGCAGACGACTCGGTCATTACCGTCGGCTGTGTCCTTACTATCGACGGTATCGATACCGCCATCAATCAGATCCAAACAACCTGCCTCGGCGATACGGCACACACCTATCTGGCCGGTCTGGCGACGCCTGGAAACGCCAGCTTCGGCATCAACATCGATCCATCGGACGCCAGTCACATTCGGCTGCATCAGCTGAAGGTGGCAGGTACCACGCTGAAGTGGGCGCTGGGCTGGTCAGAAGACCCCGGTACGCCGCCGACCGTTGACAGCGCCGGTGATTTTGTTCTACCGACATCGCGAAGCTGGCTGACCTTCGACGGCCACATGTCGTCCTTCCCGTTCTCGTTCGCACTCGACAGCGTTGTGCAGTCGTCCGTCGGCATCCAGGTCTCGGGCGAAATCGTCCTGACGCCGGCGACCTAAGAGGTTTCTATGGATCTGAAACAGCTGAAGGCGCGCGGCGGGTTGGTGATGGACCCGCCGGTCAAGCGCGATATCGAATGGACCCATGTGCTCGATGACGGAGACGAGGTCACCGACCTGTTCTCCGTCTGGGTCCGACGGCTGCCCTATGGCGACGTCGAGCGCATGATACGCGCTGCCCAAAATGACGGCTCGATATCCGTGGAGATGATCTCATTGGGCATCCGGCTGGGAGACAAGGGCCAGGAGGCGATCAGTCAGGACGAAGCCTATCTGCTCGATCCGAGCCTGGCCAGGCTGTTTGCCGAGGTCGTCGAGGAGGTCAACGTCCGCAAAAAAAAGACCTCGACGCCACAGACGACATCTGGCACCAGCTCGTCGCCCGAGGCATCGGAGGCCGAACAGTCGCCGAAGCCAAGTACAGAATGAGTTATGCCGAGGCGCTAGAGTGGGGCGGCTACATCGAGCGTACCGGCCCGATCGACATCGGGCAGCGCCTCGATCGCGGTTTCGCCATGCTCGCGGTGCTTATCTCGCAACTGGGCGGTAAGCGCAACGCCAAGATGGAAGATTTCCTTCCGCAGCGGCAGGAAGATGACGCCACCCTGGACGATGTACTCGACATGCTCCACGCCTCCAAGAATTCACGCAGGAAATAATCAATGGCTGCTCGATCGCTTGGCACGCTGACGCTCGATCTCGTCGCAAAGATTGGTGGTTTCACGCAAGGTCTTGATCAGGCTGAGCGTACCGCCAAGAAGCGTAGCCGCAGCATTGCGAAAGAGTTCGGCGCCATGAAGGTGGCGTTCGTTGCGGCGACGGCAGCTGCAATCGCTGCCACGGGAGGTCTGATTAAATCCGCTTTGGGTGAACAGGAAAAACTGCAGCGAAACATGCTTCGGACAGAAGCGATCATCTCGGCGACAGGCAAGACCGCCGGCTTTTCGGCAGAGCAGCTACATCAGCAGGCGAGGGAGTTGGCCCTGGCAACCCTGCAGAGCACAGAGGGCGTAATGCAGGCGCAGCAGATCCTGCTGACATTCCGCTCTGTGGCCGGTGATACATTCACCCGCACCACGGAGCTAGCGGCCGATCTCGCAACAGTTACCGGAACATCACTAACCGGTGCGATGACGAAGTTGGGCAAGGCGCTGGAAGACCCCATCCGCGGTATTGGCGCGCTGCGAAAGTCTGGGGTTTCGTTCACAGCAGATCAGCAGAAGATCATCAAGTCGCTGGTTGATACTGGCCGGCAGGCGGAAGCCCAGAAACTCATACTTGATGAACTCGCACGCCAGTATGGCGGTGTTTCGCGGAAAGAGGCTGAAGGCCTGGCAGGCGCACAGGATACCCTTGGGCAGCGTATCCAGGAGGCTAAGCTGGCCTTCGCTGAGCAACTGCAACTCAGCGATCGGGTGGCTAGCTGGTATAACACTATGGCCGATTTGGTTCTGTCCGTTGGCCAGAACATCGACAAACTGGTCGCCGGTCTGGAAATAGCCGCCGTTATGATAGGTACCCGCTATGTCGCCGCCCTGGGTCTCGCCATCGCCAAGAAAGTTATCCTGATCAGCAGCACCGTTGCTGCCACAGGGGCGCTCACGGCGATGCGAACCGTTCTGCTAACGCTGGCCGGTCCGGCCGGGTGGATTGCGCTTGCCGCCGGCGCTGCCTATGGCTTAAGCCAGGCGTTCGATGATTCGGAGGAGAAGGCGCAGAAGATGGCAAAGGCCGTGAAAGGCCTGACAGGTGAACTCGTCGGCCTGACAAGGACACAACTCGCACTTAAAAAAATCGAGCTCAGTGAGCAACTGGCTCAGCAGGCTGTCGAGATTCAGAAGATCGGCGACCGGCTGGCGGTAGCCAGGGATAAGATGCGCCAGTCGATGGCGATGCGTGGCGAGGGGCTTATGCCTGATGTGAAGGATATCCGCATCAACATTAAGGCAACCACCGATACGCAGACGCTGCGGCAGGAATTCAATACTGCCAATGAGACGCTGAAGGCAACCGGTGGTGCCATCCAGGAAGTCGAGAAATCGCTTCTGAGGTTAAAGGGGGTGCAGCAGGAAGACACAATCATACCGATAGCCGTCGACGACAAAACGCAGAAGAAAATAAATTCTCTCTTCGACAAGTACAAGGGTCTCATCAAAGATCTGAATAGTGCGGAAGCCGAGTACCAGAAGACGATCGAAGACCTCAACAAGCTGCGACTGGCTGGCAAGATTACGCAGGACGAGTACAACGGCGCCGTTCAGCAGGCTACTGAAATCTTCGAGGAAGCTGGTGGCGTTTATGGAAAATTCCGTGACCTCGTCCTCAACGTAAACGAGGCTGAGGAGCAGTATCGAGATACCTTGCGTGGCCTGTCTGAGCTCCTCGAAAAAGGGCGCATCACACAAGATCAGTACAACGATTCGGTCGGCAAGGCAGCCCAACTTTTCGACGATGCTGGTGGAGTCTATGGTGAATACCGGGATCTGATTGTCAACGTCAACGTCGCTGAGAAGCAGTACCAGGAATCGATCCGTGGTCTCTCTGACCTGCTGAAAAAAGGCACTATCACTCAGGATCAGTACAACGAAGCGGTCATGCGTGCCGCGCGTGCTTATGAGGATGCTGGCGGCCCGCTTGGGGAGTATGCCCACCTCATCGCAGGTATTGCTGAATCCGAAAAAGCCTATCGCACCACCATCATCGATCTGAATGATCGCCGTGTCGCCGGCAAAATCACTCAGGATCAGTACAACGAAGCGGTCGTCAATGCTAGCCATATCTTCGAAGATGCTGGTGGCATTTATGGCGAATATGCGGCTCTGATAACCGGTGTCGATGCGGCCGAGAAGGAGTACCTGAAAACCAAGCGTGATCTGAAAGACCGGCTGGACCGGGGGCGCCTCAGTCAGGATCAGTATAACGAGTCAGTCAAGCGGGCAAAGGTCGCCTACGAGGACGCCACCACGGGCATCGAGTCGTTCGGCGAACTGGCGCGAGAAGGCGCCAAGCGAGCCCAGGGCCACCTTGCCGACTTTCTGTTTGATCCGTTCGACAAGGGCTTGGACGGAATGGTAGCGGGCTTCGCTGATGCGATGCAGCGGGTAGCGGCAGAAGCAGCCGCGGCCAGCATCATGGAGAGCCTGACCGAGGGCATGGAGGATTTCGACCTCTCCAACTTGTTCAGTTGGTTAGGTTCCGGTAAATCTTCCAAAGGCTCCGATTCCCCGGCAGAGACAGTTCTCGCCCTCGGTGGCGCCGATGAGGCGGCCGCCTCAATCAAGGCCGCCATGACCGAATCGGGTTCCACTGTAGCCAACGATATCGCCGGATCGTTCGCCCAGGACGGCGGCAGCTTCCTGTCCAGTATGTCCAGCATTTTCAGCCAGGAGGGCGGCGGCTTCCTGTCGTCACTCGGTTCGATCTTCAGCGGCCTGTTCTCTGGGTTTGGCGATGCTGCATCAGGTGCCGGCGACTGGATCGCGTCCGCCTTTGGTTCATTCTTCGGCGGCGGCCGCGCCTCCGGCGGCCCGGTCATGGCCGGCAGCTTCTATGAGGTCGGTGAGCGCAATCAGCCGGAATTACTGCGGGTGAACAATAAGCAGTACCTGATCCCGGGCAACAGCGGCAGCGTAGAGCCGATGGCTGGCGGCCGGCGCGGCGGCGGCAACACCTACCAGACATGGAACATCACAACCCCCAACCCGGATGGATTTCGCATGACTGAACGGCAGCAGCGGCGCCAGGCGAGGCGCTTCGTATCATGACCCGATTTGTCGATGAGTATCTGCCGGACTGCGTGCTGAGCTACGACACGGTAGGGTCGCCGCGTTTCAACACCAAAATCCAGATTATGGACTCCGGTGCAGAGCAGGTTGACCGCCGCTGGCAGCACCCGCTGCACGACTACAGCATCCCTGAGGGTGTGCGCGACATGGTGACGTTCAACGCCCTGCGCGATTTCTGGCTGGTCATGGGCGGGCCGGCACATCTCTGGCCGTTCAAGGATCCGTTCGACTACGCCAGCGTGCCGATCACATCCATGGAGACTGATTGGGCCCCGACGCTATCGGACACCGATCAGGTGCTGGGCAATGCCAACGGCACCACCACCGAGTTTCAGCTGGTGAAGCTGCACCAGCGCGGCAGCCAGCAGTACAGCCGGACAATTCTTCTGCCGGTTGTGGCCACTGTGGAAGTTGCCGTGGATGGCGTATCGCAGCCGAGCGGCTGGAGCGTGTCCCGCCAGGGCGGCGTCGTCACATTCGATACACCCCCGGCCAGCGGCGCGGTGACGGCCGGATTCCGATTCGACGTACTCTGCCGGTTCGAAGACGACAGCGCCTTCGATGCCGTCGCTCGCTCGTTCAATGCCAGCGGATACTCTGACATCCAGCTCAAGGAGCGGAGGTTCCTCGACTGATGGCCGCACTTATAATCGATGGTTTCGATCACTATGGTACCGTCGCCAACATGCTTAGGGGTGTCTGGTCAACCGTCGATTCTGGCGCCGGGCAGTACTCGCTATCCACAGCCAACCCGCGCACAGGCAACCACGCCCTGCGCCGCGGCACAGCCGGTACCGGTGAGTGCATCCGCTCGCTCGGCGCCGAGAAGGCGGTGGTTGGATGCGCTTTCGGCATCGAGATCGACCAGCTGCCGGCGGATGACGATGCCTATCACCTGATCCAGTTCCGCGACGCCGGTGGCGACAACCAGCTGACCCTGGTGCTGCAGTCCGATGGCAGCATCGTCGCCAAGCGTGGCGGGGCCAATGCCGAGATACCGAGCGACGAGACAGTGCTGGAGTCCGAGGCCGCCACCATCGACGCCGGCGCCAACTTTTATGTCGAGGCCCTGGTGCGCTTCGATGATACCGACGGCGCGATTGAGGTGCGGGTAAACGAGGTGACGGTGATACACGCCCACCGCATCGATACCCTCTACACCACCAATAGCGGCTGCAGCCAGATCAACCTGGCCGGGTGCATAACCGGCGACGCCCATGGCGTGACCGCCGATATCGACGACCTGTACGCCTACGATGACAGCGGCAACACCTGCAACGACTTCCTCGGCTACCGCTGGGTCGAGCTGCACTACCCGAAGCAGGACACGGCCTCGGAAGAGCTCAGCGTCACCGGCACGGTCACCGGATTTGATGCCATAGACGACGCCACGCCGGACGACGACAGCACCTATCTATCGGCCAGCAGCGGTCTGCCGAAGCTTAGCGAGTTCGAACTGCGGGCGGTGAGCCGTGAGGTGGGTGCTATATCGGCCATACAAACTTACGCCCTTATGCGCGGCGCCAGCACCGGCACCATGCGCCTGTCGCTCGTCTCGCAGACGAACGTGATCGACGGCACCGACCATGTGCTCACCAGCAGCTACGCCTACTACACCGACGTGTTCCCACGCGACCCGGACACCGGCGCTGCCTGGACGCCCAAGCGCATCAACGCCGGCAAGTTGCGCATCCGCGCCCAAGCCGGGGCGCCGCGCATCACCCAGGCTGCGACCCTGGTTCTGGTAACCAAGACGCCAAGCCTGACCAAGCGCGGCCAACTGTGGAAGATCCGCCGGCGCGACAGCATGGTGTTTGCCTTCACCACGCACGATGAGCCGATCACCTGGCGCGGCATCACCTATCAGCCGAACGACTCCCTCAGCTCCAGCGCCACCGACGCCGGCATTATTTCGTCCGGTGGGGTAGGCGATGGCCAGGTCAACGGCATCCTGCGCGATGGATCTATCACCGAGCACGACCTGGTCAACGGCATGTTCGACGGAGCCACAGTCGATGTGTGGCTATACCCATGGGCCCAGGACGACTATGACGTGCCGCGCAAGCTCACCGGCGGAGTGCTGGGTAAGACCACCCAGGGCGGCCTGGTGTACACCGCTGAACTGCTGACGCCCGGCGTCAAGCTGACGCATAAGCCGCTGCTTGATCTGGTGAGCCCGGCCTGCAGGTTCAACGATATCAGCGACCCGCGCTGCCCAGTGGATGCCGAGGCGCTGCGGGTGACCGTCACCGTCACCAGCATCGAGGCGCGTGACGCTTTCAACCGCGCCACCTACCGCCGCTTCACCTGCGACGATCTTGTCACCTCCTCGATCGCCCAGGACGATGGCTACTGGTCGCTAGGCGTCGCAACCTGGATAACTGGCAACAATGCGGGCATCAGTAGCGAGATCAAATCTGACGCAGCAGGCCAGGTCACGCTATGGAACGCCATGCCATTCGAGGTTGATGTCGGCGACACCCTGAGCATGATCCCCGGGTGCGACGGCCTGCAAACCACCCACACCGACAAGTTCGGTCTGCCGATGGCCAGCTTCGGCGGCCAGCCGCATGTTCCCGGCACTGATGCCCTGATCGAGACACCGAATGCCAAAGGTTAACCACGCTGACATCATGCGCGAAGCCCGCACTTGGCGCGGCACGCCGTTCCATCACCAGGCGCGCATCAAAGGCCACGGGGTCGACTGCGCACAGCTGGTGGTCGGCGTTGGCCAGGCCCTGGGTCTGATCGGCGAATACCCGCGTGAGTACGTGCGCTATGGCCGCGTGCCGCGCCCGGACTACATGCGCACACGCCTAGAGGAATTCATGGACGAGATCCCGGCCAACGAGGCGGTGCCGGGCGACGTGCTCTGGATCTACTGGCGCAACAGCCGGCCGGACCTGCCGATGCACCTGGCGTTCTTCACTGATCTGCACGGGCGAGGAATCCTGCACGCCTACGAAGAGGCGGGGCGTGTGGTCGAGACGGCGTTGAGCGCAGAGGTCGAACTGCGCGTGGATAGCTGGTGGCGGTACCGGGGAGTGGCTGAGTAATGGGTGACTATACCAAACCGGCGCTTCAAATAGCCGGGGCTGTAATAGGTGGCATATACGGCGGCCCGCAGGGCGCCGCTATCGGTGCCTCGATCGGCGGCGCGATCGGAGCAACATTCGAAGACCCCGTCCAGATCAAGGGCCCGCGCCTAAACGACAAGCGCATCATGAGCTCGGCCTACGGCCAGCCGATCCCGCTCGTCTATGGCCCGGCCAACCGCCTGTCCGGTGAACTCATCTGGTCCTCCGGACTTAAGGAAAAGTCGAAGAAGAAAAAATCCGGCGGCAAGGGCGGGGGTGGCGGGAGCGAAACTACCACCTACACCTACTCGGCCGACGTCTGCATCCTGCTCAGTGAGGGCGCCAAGCTGCCAGGCAACGACCCGATGCGAAACCTGCGCCGCATCTGGGCCAACGGCAAACTGTTGGTGGACTGCACTGCCGTCGGCACCGACTTCGAGACATGGACCCACGAACCGGGCGGCACCCTAGCGAAAGTCGCATTCTACCCGGGCACCTGGGACCAGCCCGTCGACACGACCATGGAAGCCGCCGAAGGCGCCGGCAACGTCCCGGCCTACTACGGCCTCTGTAACGTCGTCTTCACCGGCTTGCAGCTCGCCGACTACGGCAACAGCATCCCTAACCTAGAATTCGAACTCGATGCCGGGGATGGCAAGCTGAGCTACATCCTGGCGGATATTAGCGATAGGGCTGGGTTGGAGGGGACGGAGTATTCGATTGGTTCATTAGTTGACGAAGACGTTGTTTCGTGTGCTACAAATATTGATCAGGCTATTTACATAGCTTTTGATACGACCACTTCTATGAACGTAGTGACTTCAAATGGTAAAACTCGTCTTCAAAATGCCAAGACGGCAATTAATGGATACCTAGATTACATCGTCGATCTTATACCTGAAATTTCATTTGACATAATGATAGTAGGATGGGATGGCGGGAAATCGACAATGCAACGAAGATCAATAGACGGCATCGACATAGAAGATCTTAAAATTTTTGTATCTGCCCTAACAAACAATATCAATGATACTGATTTAGATAATGCGGTAGAAGATGTTTCAAGTTTTTTTAATGGTGCTCCAGACAATTCAAGGCGGGTTGTTATATTTGTAACAGATGGTTTTGAAGAGCAATCTGAGGAAACAGCATCTAATGCTGCTGATGTAATGTTCAGCACTGAAGGAATAATTTCCTATGCATTTAGCATAGACACACAAGAAATTGTTAATACGTCCTATTTTGATAACACGCCTGAAGATGGAATCCCTATCATCGACGGTTCAGACCCGAATGCGTTCTTAGCGTCATTGGTTGTAAGCCTACAATTTGACTGTTCGTTCGGATATGTTGTTGGACGGCAAATGGAGTCGATTGCCGCCATTGACCCACTATCAAAAGCTTACTATTTCGACACTGTTGAACAATCTGGGGTGGTAAGGTATGTTAAACGTGGTCGCATGCCTATGGCTTCTGTTGAGATCGAGGATATGATATCAACAGATAGGTATCCACTAGATACAATTCGCGAAAAAGAACAAGATCTCCCACAAAAAGCGAATCTGACATATAAGGATCCTGCTCGTGATTACCAATCTAACACGCAATCATCGAAGCGAAGCCTAGGTAATTCGTATAGCAAATTTGATGTAGAACTTTCAATGACGCTTACATCAGGAAAAGCTAGGAACATAGTTGATAGATTATTGTGGGAGCCATGGGTAGGACGTATGTCGTCGGCATTTCCGCTCACAGACCGCCACCAATTCCTTCTCCCGGCCGATGTCGTCACCGCCCCTGTCGCAGGCGTAATGACCCCGTTTCGCATTGACCGCGCCCCGCGCGGCGACGACGGCGCCCACCAGATCACTGCAATCATGGACGACCCGTTTATCTACGACGGCTACAGCATCGGTTCCGTCGCTACGGTACCCGACAACCTGGTCGCAGAGATCCCTGATACGTTCGCCTATGTGTTCAACGCCCCGATTCTCTACCCAAACGAATCCGCCACAGCATTCAATTGGGTGGTTGATGCCGACGGCGATGGATGGCGCGGCGGCCAGATATTTAGGTCGCTGGATAACAGCGTTTTCTCGTTCATGGACAGCACCTCGACGCGCAACACCACCGGCACCGTAGCATCAGCACTGGGCCAGGCGCTGCCGGATATCTGGGACCGCATCAATACCATCACGGTCACGCTGCATCACGTTGAACATGAGCTCGAATCGCTCACAGAGCTAGAGGTGCTTAACGGCAAAAACGCCTTCTGGCTCGGTGCCGCTGATGGCAGTCATGGCGAGGTAGCCCAGTTCGCCACTGCCGCCCTGATCAGTGCAGACCCCAAGATATACGAGCTAACGGACTTGTTGCGCGGCCGCCGCGCCACTGAGCACGAGATCGCGCTACATGGACCGAACGAGATTTTCGTCTTCTTCGAAGCCGGGCTGATGGCCACGGCCGATTTCGGCACCCCGGACTGGGACCGACAGCGTTACTACAAGGGCGTTAGCAACTATCAGTTCGAGGCCGACATTACCACCGTCCAGGAATTCACCCACGTCGGCGAAAAGGCAAAGCCACGCGCCCCGGTGCATGGTAGGGGAGAACGCGACAGTAGCGATAATCTAACTATCACCTTCGTGCCGAGAATCCGCGGCTACGGGCCGGGCCTTGGTTATGGCGAGATTGCGCTAGATGACCAGTCTGTATTCGAGTGCGACATAATCGTCGGGTCTTCTGTCGTGCGTACCCTCGACTCGACCACCGCAGAATTTCTCTATACGGCCGCCGAGCAAACGGAAAACGGCATCACCCCGGGTGATCCCGTGGATATCGAAATCTATCAGATCAGCGCCACGCGCGGCCGTGGCCATCCTGGAGTCTTTACCGTATGACGACCACGACCAACACCGGCCTACCACTAATGGCATCGGAGCAGTTTCAGCCTGAAGTCACGCACAACGAGGCGATCATCCGACTGGCTGCGCTGCACAACGGCGTAGACGACTTCGGCCTCAACACCCCGACAGGCAGCGAGGCTGATGGTTACACCACCGTCGTCGGAACTTCACCGACAGGCGACTTAGCGGGCCGCGCCAACACAATTGCACACAAAACCGCGAGCGGCTGGCTGTTCTTGCCGGACCGCGATAGCAGCGGCACCATCATCACGATGGGCGTTGATCAGTTCGGGATATTCGCATTCGACCGCGATGCAGAGATCCTCAAATATTGGGATGGCGCTACATGGACAGGCTATGGAGGCGGTGGGATACCGACATCAGGTGGTACTGGGTCTGTAAAATTCCTCGGATCAGAACCGGCAGAGGTATTCGAGGACACGAGCAATGAACTGGAATTCGACTACACCGCCAATGGTGAGTGGCAATACTGGACGGCGACGCAGGCTGGTACTGTGCTCAGCGTGGTATCTGCCAACCTGCCAGTTGGTCACATGCTGCGGATTGAGCTTTTCGATTGCGACGTTAACGCACCTGATATCTCTGCGTTCACGCCGGTATTGAATGGAGACACCATCACATTCGACACTGTGACCGTGATATTTGCGGAGAAACTCAGCGACGGAACGGTCAGATACATAGCTGGCGGGACGTATGCATCATGAGGCCGCAGGCGCAGTGGAGGCGAAGCAGGGTGGTTATTTTAGTGCCAGGTGGTGGTGGTACCCCATGGGGTTCTCGTGCGGTTTTCGGAGGGGGATTAGCCAGTGTTAACGTCAACACCATCGATTACGTCGAAATATCGACCCCGGGAAATGCTGTTGATTTTGGTGATCTTACATTAGCACGCCACACTCCAGCTGCAGCATCAGATGGTTCCCGTGCGGTTTTCGGAGGGGGATTCACCAGTGTTAACGTCAACACCATCGACTACGTCGAAATATCGACCCCGGGAAATGCTGTTGATTTTGGTGATCTTACATTAGCGCGCCGTCCCGCAGCTGCAGCATCAGATGGTTCCCGTGCGGTTTTCGGAGGGGGATTCACCGGTGTTGACGTCAACACCATCGACTACGTCGAAATATCGACCCCGGGAAATGCTGTTGATTTTGGTGATCTTACATTAGCGCGCCGTGCCGCAGCTGCAGCATCAGATGGTTCCCGTGCGGTTTTCGGAGGAGGAATCACCAGTGTTAGTATAAACACCATCGATTATGTAGAAATATCGACCCCGGGAAATGCTGTTGATTTTGGTGATCTTACATTAGCACGCCACTCTCCAGCTGCAGCATCAGATGGTTCCCGTGCGGTTTTCGGAGGGGGATTCACCAGTGTTAACGTCAACACCATCGACTACGTCGAAATATCGACCCCGGGAAATGCTGTTGATTTTGGTGATCTTACATCAGCGCGCCGTTCCGCAGCTGCAGCATCAGATGGTTCCCGTGCGGTTTTCGGAGGGGGATTCACCAGTGTTAACGTCAACACCATCGATTACGTCGAAATATCGACCCCGGGAAATGCTGTTGATTTTGGTGATCTTACATTAGCGCGCCGCATTTGTAGTGCTGCATCCGGAGCTTAAAATGCAACTACCTAGCATAAAAAGTATGACTGAACTAACTGATTTTAAATCATTTAGCGACATTGATCTGAAGAGAATAGATCACGGCATGGTTGAGCAGGGGCGCGCGATAAAATCGTTCGGGCGTACCAACAGCCAAGTTACAATTAAATTAATGTCGCTGACGATGACTAGCGCCGGCCCATACCGCCGCTTGCGTCAATGCGTGGCAGAGATAGATAAACGCAGTGCGGCGCTACATGAATCAGCGTTTACGTTACGAAAGAAAAAGGCCGAAATACATTGGAAAGAAAATCATCTGGCCGATATGCCAGACTCACTTGAACGCGATCTGCTAGAAATAGAGTTGGACGAACTGCGCCACCAGATCAAAGAGACACAGCGCCACGCGGAGGGCGCACTAAAGGACATCGCTGGCCTGCAGGAAGCCTATGTGCAGATCCGCGACAATCACGGTATCCCCGAAAACTGGGACGAGGCTGATTTTAATAACGGGGAACTGCGTGAACATGTTCTAGCGGCATTCCAGCTCGCGTTTCGTGACATGATGGAGCGCGGGAGTCTGGGACGATCCACTCAGGAATACCTGGAGCAGTTCGGCATCCACCCTTTCACCGCTCAGGTCTGCATATCCGATTACCTGATGGACCTGAACAAGCTGGCCACCGAGAAGCAGCAGCTACCCGAAGTCATCCACCTGTACCAGTTCCTGGACGCCTGTGCCGAGCGCTTCGGGGAGAACTACAAACACGCGATGCAGCGCATCGGCCTGACCACCCTGGTGACCGAGTGGGCCCAGTACCGCGAGCATCTGAAGACCTAGGGACGGTAATATATGAACCTAATACATATCGAAACCAACACCCGCCACTCACTGCCTGCGGCCAACCGACGTCTGAGAAAGCAGCACGGATTCCATCCCCTGACTGAAAGAACAGTCGATGAAGCGGCAAAGTGCTGGGGCTACACTTGGGAGCAGCCCACCGAAAGTCCTGCTTATAACTATCTATTAGATCACCCCCGGGCTGATGCTGAAGGCGTCTATCATGAGGCCTGGGTTCAGCGCCCGGCGCTTACTTCCGATGAAATCGAGGCGTACAAGATCAGCGCTATCCAACAGATAAACACCCACTACGACAACCTGGTCAACGGCCTTGCCGAGCACTACCCGCAGTTCGAGCGCGACTCCTGGCCTGATCAGCGCCGCGAGGCGGAAGCCTACACCGCTTGGGTGAGCTCGGGATCCGACCCCGAAACGCTGCCTGACACAACCGTCCTCGACGGTATCGTATCCGGCACCGGCGACGACCTACTGACATACTGCGGTTACGTCCTGGCCAAGGTCGAGGCGTACAAACAATTGGGAGGGAAATACGTCGGCCTGCGCATAGCCGCCCGCAAGCAGATCAGTGACGCCGCCACCAAAGCCGATATCGACGCCATTCTGGAGTCCCTGCAATGAATATTGATACGCTGTACCAGAAGCAGGTTGAATTCGCCGCAGGCTGCGTCATCGCCGGCATCATCTGGACAGGCTATGCAGCGGTTTGGTGGCGGCCGTGGATGCGATAGTTGACAAAACACCGGATCCGCACCTTTCACCGCAGGCGGACGATCTGATGCATCTAGCCGTCACTGGAGTAATGCGCCTCGACCGCTTTATTAACCTCATCGTGCCACTTCCGTATCGCCTCAGCGCTGCCGCTGCAGCACCCATGGCAGGCGGTACGGATGGCATCCGGGCAGTCCTGGCATTTTGTCAAGCCCTGCTTGTCGTGGCCCACCGATATGCAGTGGTCAATGGCTTGATCAGTCAGCATTGATTGAGTTCCCATACTCTGTATATATAGCCATCGCGATTGACTGCCGATAGCATGTCAACCACCTGCTCGACGGTTACCTGGTCATCAGGCTCAAATGCTTCGGTAAGCTCCTGAATCAGCTGGCACTTGGCTGCATGAACGGCGTGTTCGGTGATGTGCTCGCGCTCCTCTTTAAGTCGCAGGACCGCCTCCGGTACAGCCTTGTTGATGTCGTCACCGCGCGCACAGCCAAGCAAGATGCCAACCACCTGCAGTGTGCGTGCCTGGTCGTTAAGGTTATTCTTCTCCCGCTCAGTAACCGACAGCTTCTGCTGAAGGCCATTGGCCTTGGCCTGCAGACCGCTCAGCGCAATGTTATTTTCCATAACCTGCTGTTCCAGTTCTTTGATGCGGGCGTTCATTTCGTTGATCATGCACATCGGTCGTTCTCCTTAACGTGGCGCGAAGCCGGATTCTGCAAGGCCTTTCTGCAGTTTGTCGATGCCGTCTCTGATCAGATCGGCCTGCTCGTTGCTCTCGGCGTTCATGCGGAATTCCGACCAGCAGACGCGCTTGGCGAACTGAGCGAGTGCCATGGCCTCGTTTTCAGACACCTCGAATGTCACCACGATTTCGTTACTCATGGCTTCCGGCCTCCCGCACTTTCTGCCGGATCTTGTTGGCTTCGTACACTATTGCCTGTCATTGACGGCGCGCCCCTCTTGATTCGATACTCATCCCAGAACCCGAGATAGCCTTTGATGCCTGGATGCTGGGATCCGCAGTAGTGCCGCCGGAACCAGTCTGCCTGGCGCCAGACTGCGGCATGGAACATCGACCATCGCTGATGGAATAGATCGAACTGCTGCATCAGGCCACCTCAACCCGATCGCCGCCGGCGTAGTCGATCATGCCGTCCTTGGTGTTGCGGTAATTTTCAATCATTGCTTCAGCCCGGGCCTTGAGCTTTGGCGGTATGGCCGGGGACTTGCGGCAACCCTCGCCAGCCCAGTAGACGCGGCTGCTATCGGTCGGTCCGTGATGGATAATCAGCGCCTCGGTGCCGTCGTTGTGGGCGTAGATAGCCCAGTCGCCGTGCTCCTCAATCGGCTGGACTTTAGCCTCGTTGTTGAGTTGATCGCAGGCCTCCATCAGGGCCGCGTCGAGACGGCGGTTGTCGTCATGCAGCTTGATGATGACGCGCCCGCGCTCTTCGTGCTCCTTGCGTATTTTCTGGTTGTCATTGGCCAGCTTGCGCAGCGCCTGATTGCCCTCGCCCAAGCCTTTGTTCTTTTTCTGCAGCTCCTTCACCTGCTTGGCAAGGCGCTGTGGGTTCAGGGCGCGAAGGTCCTTCACCTCCTGGGCATAGAGGGCCAGCTGCCGGCCCTGGCGGTCGATTTCGGCCTGGGCCTTCTGCACTTCGATGTTGTTCTTATCCAGCAGCTTATCGCACTGGTCCTTGTAGTGGATGACTTGCTCGTGCAACTTTTCCCCGGCACCGGTGAGCTCAACCACCTGGGCGTGAAGTTCGTTGTTCTCGCGATCGAACAGGTCGCGCTGGTGCTCGGCCTGCGTCAGCTTGTCAATGTGCTGCTGGTGGCTCTGCAGGATATCGATGGCGGCCTGGATCGGGTTGCTGGTCTGGTACTTGAGGCGGCTGAATTCTTCGACGTAGGAGCGCTCCTTCTCACGCAGCTGCTCACGCAGCGCTTCGGCTTCGGCTTCGGCTTCGGCTTGGGCATGCTTCGCTATCGCAAGCTCGAAGTGCTCCAGGCGAGCGGCCCGCTCTGCCAGGGCGAGAGTGGTATCGGCATTCATGGATAGGGTGTTCATGCGGTTTCTCCTATATCGATTCGATTACGCAGATAATGATTGTCTGTCATGGCGTTGCCATGGGTTGTTTGCCCTGGCGATCTCTGCTGCGCCGTAGCTGGTGGCGGCGAGGAGCAGCATGTAGGCGATCAGGCGTTTCATAGCTCACCACTCCGCCATCTGGTCACGCCACGCCTGGCGCCAGTCCTGCCCACGCCACCATGCGATAGCCGTGATGCCGGCGGAGATCAGCACCCAGCCCACCAAGGCGCTGCCGAGGATTCCGACGATGACCAGGCCGAGGTATGCCAGGGCGCTGGTGGTGTCTGTGATCTGTATGCTCATGCTCAACTCCATGCCCAGCCGCGCGGGGCGTCGATGACGATGGCGAAACAGACGGCGCCGACAACGAGAACGGCGAGGAGGTGCAGGGCGATTTTCATCATTCCACCTCGGATATATAGCCGCTTTTCAGCGAGTACCAGGTGTCGGCCTTTACTCCATCGCGCCCAACAATCCCAGACCAAACGTTGACGATTTCTAAATCGTCGTTGCGCTCGACGAGGAATAGGGCGTTGCCTTTGGCACCCATGACGCGTCCCTCGTATCCTGATGCCATCGCCGCGCCCTGGTGGCCGGTGGAGCTGGCCGCGCCCTGGTCGCCGGTGGAGCTGGCCGCGCCCTGGTCGCCGGTGGAGCTGGCCGCGCCCCGGTGGCCGGTGGAGCTGGCCGCGCCCTGGTCGCCGGTGGAGCTGGCCGCGCCCTGGTCGCCGGTGGAGCTGGCCGCGCCCTGGTCGCCGGTGGAGCTGGCCGCGCCCTGGTCGCCGGTGGAGCTGGCCGGAGATTCGGGATTGACCGGTTTGCACCGACTAATGGTGTATTCGATAGCGGATTTGACGAGCCCCGGCAACGTGATCTCGGCAGAAATTGTTATCTTGGAGCTGGCAACTTTCGAGTCGCCATTGTGGTGATCGATAACGCCGCTCTGTTCGACTACTGCGTATCGAGAACTTGCCGGCGCGTAGTAGCTGAATACATCAAGTGGATACTCGCAGGCGTGAAATCCTTTATTACAGGCCTTCACACCACCTTGGTGCTCATAGGTGCCGCCAATCTCGTACTGATACCCACGACAGGTCAGGTCCTGGTTTAATCCCTTGTATGCGGTGATTTTGTCTGTCACGCCTTCGTCCTCAGGTCTAAATTGCGGATGTGGTGCAGCATGTGCTGCATGCCGTTACACGCCCATGCCTTCGGGTACTGCCTGCAGGCGCTGTGCCTCAGCGACCTCAAGCAATTCCAGCCGCTGGGCGCGCTCGGCCAGGGACAGGGTTTCGCTGGCGTTCAGTGTCAGTGCGGTCATGCGTTTCTCCGTTGTTTAAAAAGGGCGGTCCTGCATGGCTCAGTAGATTTCCATGCAGGCACGGGTATCGACCCTTGGGCGCCTGTGGTTAAAACGGCTGGTCGCTTGTTTCGCTCAGTCCCAGTTCTTCGCGGGCCCGTTCGTATCCGTCCCACTGATCAACGCCCTGCGCTATCAGTGCAGCCAGCATCCTCGATTCAGCCTGCAGCTCTTCGTACTCGTAAATTGTGATGGTGATGAAGTGCGGCGCAGGCTCTGGCTCAAAACGGCGCTGCGACATCGGGGCGTGCTCGCGCTGATCGTCCGGGATCAGGTTTTCCTCGTTCGTTCGGCAGGCGATGCCCTGGGTCGGCGGCAATAGGCTAGCCACCTGGTCACGGCGGCCATCCACCTTCGTCCTGGTCGGCTGGATGAAGTGCGGCGCAGACTCTGTTACCGGTTCTGCCTTGTCCTGGATGGCTACCTGCGCCTCGATGGCTTGGCGCTGCGCCTCCAGTTCGGCCTGGTGCTTAGCGGCCTGTTCTCGTTCAAGACGTTCGCGCAGTTGTGCTTCTTCGCGTTCTCGGCGTTCGGCCTCGGCTTGCTCGTGGTCGGCGATGCGGGTTTTCACCAGTGCGGTAAAATCGTCGTTCTGCTTCCAGACGATATTCTGCAGATCGCTGAACAGAAACCGATGATTTGCAGCCATCTCATCCAGCGTATCCAGATTGAAATCAGCCTCATTGGCCAGGCGATTGACTTGTATCGATACCCGCGCCAGTTCGTCGTCAGCTGCCGACTGCAGGCTGCTGATGGTGCGCTTGCCTTTCATTGCGCCTACAAAATCGGCATTCTGGGCTGGCATTGTGACCTGTTTCAGGCTGGCGTTTGTTCTGTCGATGTGCGCTGACAGTGCCCTCTTGGCGGCCTGCAGGATCTCAACCTTGCGGGCTTCCTTCTCCGATTTAACCAGTTTCTCGGCGCGCAGGCGGTTATCCCGGGCCAACTTGTGCAGCAGATCTTTTGTCCGCTTGAGCTGATCTACAGTGGATACCTGACTCAGCAGCTGGGCTTCGGCGGCATCCAGGGCAGACTCAGCCTTCTTGAGGGTCTTTATCTGACTTTCGAGATCGGCGAAATCCTGGTCTGTCTGCGGCATAGTGATAAGCCTGTTTTCCACGAAGTCGCGCAGGGCGGTCTCAAAGACGCTGAAATTATCGGCAATGGCCAGTTCTCCGGATACCTGTACCGATACGGCGGGAAGATCCAGCACTGGGGCCGCCGTTGGCGCGACCTTTTTTTCGACAGGGGCGAATACTGCCAGGTCGGCCTCGAACTGCTTCCAGCCGGCCAGTAGTTGCTCAGCCCGGCCAGGTACCGGCCAGTACCACATACTGGCCGTGTTTTCTTCGGTTCCATCTGAGCACATAAACAGGCAGCGTTCGGCGCCGGATACCAGAAGCTGCTGCTCAAGCTGCCAGTAATAATGCGGATCCAGTTCGCGGGCATTGATCTGATCGGCCAAGCCTTGGTTGTAGAGCTTATTTTCCCAGGGCTCGTCTAGCATAGTGATGCCGTCGAACGATGCCAGTAGCTGCGGGTGTTCGTCGGATTCCGCTGTTGCTGGGTACAAGTCTTCACCCATGATTCTCTCAGCAATGGGTCGAGCAGCGGCTTCGGCGGCATGTCCCTGGTCGAAGATGCGCTGCTGCGCTGGCGATACCTCCGGCGCGATGCCGGTGTGCTTGAGATGCAGCAGATCGGTGCGGGTCTGGTACTTAGACACACCCATCATGGCCGGCGCTTCGCTGGCGGTGAAGTGACTGGCGCGGATGGCGTGCCACTCGTCTGATCCCTGCTGTACGCCGATAATCTTCATGCCTCTGCCTCCATGATTTGCTGTTTCTGATCTTCGGTCAGCACAGCCTTGCTGCTGACCATCTTGATTATCTGGTCCGGAGTCTTCTTTCCGGATTCGATCAATTTCTGCCATTTAGGCAGATTTGCTTTGAATGCTTCGGCGGGGTAATGCTCAAGCACCGGGCGATCTGCCGGCTCAGCCGGACGCGGCGTAATGTCGCGCTCGGTCGGCATGTCCTCGGCTTCCTCACGGGTGATCAGGCCGGCCAGGGCATCGGCGAACTGGTTGCGCAGAGCGAAGCCTCTGGCGCGCCACATCAGCATTCTTTTGGGGTACTGCTTCCAGGGACCGGACTTGTCCCACAAGTTCGCCATTTGCGCATCGGTCCGGCTGAACGTCTGGGTGTGCCTTGTGCCGTGCTTGCGCCATACGGTGCAGTGTGCGGTCATACTTGATTCGTCGAATTGTTCTTCCAGGCCGCCGAATGCAGGGTGGTTCTGAACCAGGGCGAGCAGTGCGTCGCCGTAGATGGCTGGCTTGCCGTTTATTACGGCTATATTCTGCAGAGCTTGGATGGGATTGAGTCCAAGCTCAGCGCCCATCATCATCGCCACCAGGGTATCCTGCGGTCGATTCTGGTACTGCTTTGGTACCATCTGGCTGCCGGACAACATTTCAGCCATGTGCATGGCCTCGGTGATGTTGACCGGCTGCAGCGAAAATCCTGTATGTTTTATGATTGCGCTCATGCCTCGTCGTCCTCTTTATCGGCCCGTTCCGGCTGCCATTCCAGCGCCAGCAGTTCGGCGCGCCGGCCCTTGATATTCCCCATGGCCTCATCGAATTGGGCGCGAACAGCGGTCTCTCGGCGGGACAACTGTTCGAGTTCGGCCGTTACCGGATTGACTTTTGTAACGGCCACGGTGACATTCTCGGATCCAAGCAGCTTCCAGCCATGTTCTAGTTGAGTTTCAATGCCTGCCGTTGTGCAGGCATACACACCGCCGTCAGGTAGGAGGTAGATATAGATTGTGCAGTCAGTGGTTTTAGGTAGCGGTTTCATGTCAGTCCCCATAACTCATTTCGGTTGTATTCTCGACCGCCTGGGTGGCGATCTCGGCAATGGCATCGTGCAGGCAGCGCTGCAGGATCATCTGATGATCGAATACCAAACGATCCATAGTGCGCCAGTCCCTCGGGCTGGCATCTTCGGCGGCACTAAATTCCTTCTGCCAAGCGCTGTATGCGTCGCTATTAAACGCCATGTCATAAGCTGTAACCCAGGTTAGCAGTTCACTACCGGCCCAGAGCCCGCCGCAGCGATAAAAACGCCGCCCGGCTTACTCTATAGCCTCTGCGCGCAGTTCATCGCGCTGGTCTTCTGGCGATAGATAATTCATCGTGTAGCTCCTTCGAAAATCGCCAGGGCGATCAGAGACCAGAGCGAGATAGCCAGCAGGCCATGGATGAAGTCAGACGAAAAACGCAGCTTGGGATGCCGTTGATCAGGCCTGAATATAGCCAGTCTCGGCGGGTACCCAAACAGGTTTTCCATGCAGCATTTACGCCGCCAACGCCATTCGTCGATACGCTGCTTGTTGGTACGCACACCGTACCCTGAAATTACTTTTGCCTTGTTCATTGACTGCCCTGCCTGCTGCGTTGTTCCGATCTGCGTCGGATATACATACTATGAACCATGGATTCATATATGTCAATGCATTAATCATCAATATAATCGCTGTGCAGGTTATGAAATATGCGTTATTATGCAGTAAATATTCACCGGGCGAAAGCCATGAAAGAACGAAATTACGTGAAAGAGGCGGTCTACCGGTTAGACCAAGAAACCCCAATCAAAGCGGCGGCAGACGCCTGTAAAGTGACGCGGAGAACGATCCACAACTGGATCAAAAAAGGCCGATTGCCGCATACTGACTACAGCGGCGAAACCCACTACGCTGAGGCGCTGGCCGCAGCCAGCGGCGGCCAGTTTACCGCCACATGGCTGCTGGAGGTAACGAGCAAGCGGTAAGGCCCGGTCCTGCTGCGGGAAATCAGCAGGGCGCATCTGTGACAGTCTGCCCGGGTAATCCACTGCAGGATCCGGCCATGGAGGGTAGCGGGCTGTCACAGATGCGTTGAAAGCGAAGGCGAGTCCATCCGCCGCCACTGATGTGTACTGGACCTCGAACAGTGGCTAGCCGGAAAGCGCCGGCCACCGCATCCCGTTCCATTAGTCGCCGGTATCGAACCGGCGCAGGATAAGCTAGATAAGCGTCGTCGACGACGGCGGACGGCTGGCAACCATTATAAATGTATCACGCACAAATAACACAAAGGATAACCAATGAACAATATCGATAATCTGACATTTGGCGAACTAAAGAAGATCGCCGCAATGTTTCATGCTACACAATCACCATCGGTTAATTACGGTCTAAACGCTATGATCGGAAAGAAATGCATCATCCGCACTTATTCTGCCGGTGTTTGGTTTGGCAAGGTCGAGCAGAAGAGCGGTAATGAAGTTATCATCAAAAACGCTCGCCGCATGTGGCGCTGGCACGCGGCTGAATCAATCAGTCTAAGTGCCGTGGCGAATCATGGTATCCGACACGATAAAAGCAAGATCGCTGAATCGGTTAATGTGGTCTGGCTTGAGGCTATAGAGCTAATCCCATGCACCGATAAAGCAATCACCAGCATAGAAGGCACAAATGATGTCGAAGCTGAATAAACCAGACGGAGACGGCTCCGGCTACGGCTCCGGCGACGGCGACGGCGACGGCTCCGGCTACGGCGACGGCTCCGGCTACGGCTCCGGCTACGGCTCCGGCGACGGCGACGGCTACGGCTCCGGCTACGGCGACGGCTCCGGCTCCGGCTCCGGCTACGGCTACGGCGACGGCGACGGCTCCGGCTACGGCTACGGCGACGGCTCCGGCTCCGGCTACGGCTCCGGCGACGGCTCCGGCTACGGCTAAGCAAAAAGAGTTAATGCTGTCGCCTAGCGCTGCACCAGTTGACTCATAAAACACGGACGATCGCGACTGCAGGGAGGAAGGCTCCTGGCGGCACACGTCCCGATCAGGAGAGCATCATGCATTTCATCAACGCCTTTCTTTCCACATTCGACCCGTACCGGGGTACGTCGATACGCACGCGATCTCGCCCTGTGAATCGTCGCCATTCACGCCCCAGCAACGAAACCCCTGACTGCCAGGCCGCACAGCGCCGGCGCCGGCAGATTGCCAGGGGTATGCTCAAGCTGCCCCACCTGTACCAGAACAAGCCCCAGAAGCAAGACCCGGGCCGGCAGGTCCGGCCGCACCGCTCCGGTGGTGGCTATCGCCACGAGACCTGGGGCGACCTGTAACCAATTCGATACACCCGCACCACAAAAACTAGAAACTGTACAGTCTATGAAACAGTTTTGTTTTCGGTTAGGGTGGATTTTGGCTGGGCTGTAACAACGGCGATACAGGCAAAAAAACGCCCGGCAGGAAGGGGATTCCGAACCGGGCAACTCAACAGACAGACAATCTGAACGGTATTGATTATGAACCAAACCATGAACCAAACCGGGTATTGATTATGAACCAAACCGCAACAAAGATCAACGTTACCTCACTTGAATACACCCGTATCGCTCATGCTGCATCCAGAGCGGCGGCTGAAGAGATACAGAAGATCGTCGATATCCGCGACGCGCTGACGCCGATCAAGTTTGTCAACAGGGAACTCGGCAAGAAAGGCTCCCTGTCGCACCTCAAGCGCACTGATCGAGCCGTCATTAAAGAGTTGGCGGTAATGGGCACAAAATCCAAAGGCGTCGCCACAGCACGCCAGGCGACGCTGGCGGCGAATCTTGGTGTTTGTCGCCGCACCATAACCAGAACTCTCGCAAAACTCGAATCAGACGGCATCATCAGCCGCGAGAAAACCCGTACCGCCAGCGGCCGCCAAGGCGCCGATGTAATCATTTTCACCGCCTACCGTGACCACCTAAATGGCCTGGGCATCCCAGTAAAAACCGCCGCTGGAAAGCCTGAAAAACGGGCTATCCAGAGTGACAAAAACGACTCCTCCAGAGTGACAAAATGTCACCCCTTCTTTACTGATAGGGTGGAACCCGACACCGAGAGCGAACTGGTCGGTTACGACGAATACTGCGAGTTAGTCGCTGAAACCTCCGAGCCGTTGGCCAAAGAGCAAAACCAACCCATCCAAGGGGTGGGTTGTCCAAAGACCCCGGGGCTCAAACAAACCTCCGTGCGAACCGCCTGCAATGATGTCCATGAACACCATCCCGCTGGCCGGGAGCTTTTCAATCGACCTGCACTGACTGTATTGCATGGAGGTCTAGCCCATGTCTGACCTCAGACCCTACCAGTTCAATGCCATCAGCGAACTGCGCAGCGGTATCCGCCAGGGCTGCCTGGCTCAGATGCTCCAGGCCCCGACCGGCGCCGGCAAAACTAAGATCAGCTCAGCGATCCAGCGCAGTGCCTACGATAAGGGAAAGCGCGCGCTTTTTATTGTCGACTCGCTGGAACTGGTCGATCAGGCAGTGAGGCAGTTTCAGGCGGACGGCATGGAGGTTGGCGTTATCCAGGGTGACCACGAAATGACCAATTACCGCCGCCTGATTCAGGTTGGAACCATCCAGACCTTGCGCAATCGCTGGCCCGAAATGGCGGAAGCCACCAAACCTGACCTGGTGATCATCGACGAAGCGCATGTGCTGCACCAGATGCACGAGGAGATCATCGCCGAGTGCCGGGCAAAGGGTAAGCCGGTCATTGGTTTAAGTGCCACCCCGTTCAGGAAGGGCCTAGGCAAGGTTTTTGACCGCCTGGTGGTGACTGTGACCACTGCCGAGCTTATGGATATGGGGTTCCTCTGCCGGGCCCGAGTATTTGCCCCATACATTCCCGACCTGAAAGGCGTGCGGACCAACAGCAGTGGAGATTGGGCCGAGGATGCCCTGGCTGAAGTCATGGGCGAGCACAAACTGGTCGGCGATGTAGTTGATCAGTGGCTAAAGCTCGCCGAGGGCCGGCAGACCATCGTATTCGCCGTCAACGTGGCCCACTCCCGGGCGCTTTGCGACGCGTTCTTGCTGCGCGGCATCAGGGCCGCCCATATCGACGGCTACGAACGAGACAAGGAGGCCCGCACCGAGACCATCGACGCCTACCGCCGCGGAGACATCCAGGTTCTGTGCAATGTTGCGGTGCTGACAAAAGGGTTTGATGCACCGGAGACATCCTGTGTCGTGCTGGCCAGACCCACGAAGTCTCTGATGCTGCACATCCAGTGCATTGGCCGAGGACTTAGAACCGCCCTCGGGAAAACCGACTGCCTGGTAATCGATCACGCCGGCAATTGCATTCGTAACGGACTTCCAGATGACACGCTGCCGAGTCAGCTGGACGACGGCAAGATCCAGCACAATCTGGACCGCCGTGATCGCGACGAATGCGAACCCGTATCTAAGCCCTGTACCTCTTGCGGTTACGTCAGTACCAAGCACAAATGCCCCATGTGCGGCTTCAAGCCTGAGCGCCGTCAGGATGTCGAGGTGCGCGACGGTGAACTGTACGAGATCAAGCAATCCAAGCAGCTCCGCAAAGAGTGGTCGCCCGAAAAGCTGTCAGAACTGTATTCGGAAATGCTGGGCTATGCCCGGGCAAAAGGTTTCCGCGACGGCTGGGCCTTCCACCAGTGCCGCGAGTACGCCGGACGAGCCCCGCGCGATACCCGGCAGATCGTCGCCCGTCATCCGTCCGACGAAACAATGAAGATCATCAAGCATCTGCAGATCCGCAAGGCCAAGCGCAAGAAGGCAGCAGCATGACCGACAAAATCAAGACGCGCGACGCTGCCCGCAACAAGTGGCACGAGATCTTGCCGATGCTCGGCGTCGATGCGAAGTACTTGACCAATCGGCACGGCCCATGTCCTTCGTGCGGCGGCAAGGATCGCTTCCGCTGGGACAACCAGAACGGCAACGGCACGTTCTTCTGCCAGGGCTGCGGTGCGGGTGACGCATTCAAATTGCTGGAACTGGTCACCGGGCAAAACTTCCCTGAATTAGCCGCGCGGGTAGACGAGATCGCCGGCAACGCGAAAGAAGACAAGCCCGTCGACAAGGCGCAGGACGCGACCAAGGTCCGCCGGCGACTACAGCGTATCGGCTCGGAACTGATAACCATCCAGCGCGGCGACCCGGTAAGCCAGTATCTGCACAGTCGGGGCATTCAGGACATACCGGCCGATTTCCTGCGGCTGCATCCGGGGTTGGTGTACTGGGAGCAGACCCAGAAGCTTGGCACTTTCCCGGCAATGGTGGCCGCCTTCCGCGACCCGTCCGGTCGCTTGGAGACAATGCACGTTACCTACCTGACGCCGGATGGCCAGAAAGCCCCGGTCACCAAGCAGAAGAAGGTGCTCGGCAAACAGCGGGGACTGTCCGGCGGCGCCATACGCCTGAGCGATATCACGCCACATATTGGCATCTGCGAAGGTATCGAGACAGCCCTGAGCATCACCGCTCTCTACGGCCAGCCGTGCTGGGCCTGCTACTCGGCGCATGCCCTTAGCGAATTTATAGCGCCTGCTGGGATCGAGCGCGTGACGATATATGCGGATGCTGATCGAAGCTACACCGGGCAGGCAGCGGCTACAGCGGTCGCCAAGCGCCTGATTCGCGACGGGATCCACGCCGAGGTTGCGGAGTTTTTGCCTTACGACGTCGATTACAACGACCTGCTGATAGCGAGGGTGACTCATGTTGCCTGAATTCAAGGACGACGCGATTCTGCGCGAGCTGATCGAAACCTTCGACGCTCGCGTTGACTGGGCGCAGAACAAGACTCACGCCCTGGGAACCATGACCCTGCGGGTGCGCGTAGGTGAAGCAGAGCATATAGATCTGCCGACCGTTCGGCTACTGACGGCGACCAGCAAGGCCGGGCTGGAGCGGGCCAGAGCCGGGCAGTTTGCCGATTATCTGATTGGCCAAGGCCGAGAGACTGCGCGTTCGTTGTGGCGGCAGTCGGCGCTGTGGGAAAGTGAGGCGTTTATGGGTTGGGTGCGTGATGACGTGGAAAAAATAAAAATATCATTGGCAATATCAAGCTGAAGGAGTTTGACATGAGCAGAACACGCGGCAGCAAAACATGGACACAGGCGCACCAGGAGCAGCTTATCGCAGGCATTGCCGCCGGCGACGATCCTGAAACGATCGCAAAAAAAACGAAAATGTCCGTCTCGACTGTGAGGAATAAGGCAAATGACCTGCATCTGAGTTTTTCGGTTCGGTCAGGTTGCCCGTGGCGCGATGATGAGGATCAGACTCTGATCGATATGGCGATGGATGGATTTGATGCGCAAGATGTCTCGGCGCGCATCCTCGGGCGGGCGCCAAGATCCATTTATAGCAGGGCCAGGACGCTGATCAAGCAGGGGGTGGACATACCCATCCCGGAGCTGCACCGGACGAAGGTTCAGCACCGCAGCATGGCAGACGAAGCCCTGCTGGGCATGATCAGCTTGCGGGCCGCATCGCTGCCGCTGAATCGGATTGCCGAGGCATTCTGCTAAAATTTTGACTTGACGTATGTATAATGCGAGCTATAATATACATACAAACAGCAGGGAGGGCGGGCAATGTACGATGCAAGGGATCGCTGGCTGGTGACACACCACAGACGCAGGCTGGAAGCCGCCGCACATTGCCCGATCGAGCGCCAGCGCCAGGCAGCCGAAAAGCTGCTGCAGGTTGCGCTGCGACAAGGCAGGATTCAGTTAATTTTCGTCGCCCGGCAGTGGGCGGCATCGCTGGGGTAGCAGTATGATACGAACGGCCTTTTATCTCACAAAAAGCCAGATTGACCGCCTCAAGCGGCTGTCTGGGCAAACAGGGTTGCCGGTGTCTGAGCATATCCGCCGGGCGATCGATACGTATTTACTCAAGCAGGGACGCGGTGATGAACACGACAAAAACATTTCCAAGACGTAGGGGGCCAAAATATCAGGCATTCGTTGACGCTGGTGGATATAACGCCCCGCCGGCCGATTACCTGGTATTTCTGGAAAAGATGCGAGATCTGCATTGCCAGGAGTGCGGAAAACTGACTGCGGACCCATACCGATTCACCCGCTTTGTGCTGGCGAAAGTCGAGGAAGGCTATCGCTATGCAAACGGTGAATTGATAGCGCCGGAGATTGAGGGCGATGCATGCGCGGATTTGGCGTGACGATGGACCTAAAGACAGGGCGGTGCCGGCAGTGGGTTGCAGGACCTGATGGCGTGAAGCGGTGGGCAGACAACGACGCCCCATGCGAGCCAGGCCCGCAGTCCCGTGTCGAGAAACACGGGCCCGACCTGACGAAATGGGATCTAAGCAGCGCTGATGTGGTGACATTTGAGGGATACCGGGTTCTGCGGTACCGGTCCCGTGATCATCAGGGCGAGGTGAAACAGCACTTTGAAGCCTGGCCGCCGAAGCCGGCCAAAGGCGTTCACAGCATGCTCGGAATTCGAGACACAGCCAAGGCCGCCATGGCGATGTGCGAGCAGCATAATAAACATCAGGGTGAATAATGGCTGATCAAGTACAGATCCGCATCGAAGGCGCGCAGGACCTGATGCCGAAACTGAACCGGGTTTGGGATCTGGTTAAGCACGGACTGGCCGGTGGCCCCGTGGTTGTGACCCTGGGGCGAGAGAAGCGCAGCTTGAGTCAGAACGCAAAAATGTGGCCGATGCTCACCGATGTTAGCAAACAAGTCGACTGGTACGGCGAGAAGTTGAGCCCGGAGGACTGGAAGCACGTTTTCACGGCCGGGCTGACGAAACAGCGCGCGGTGCCCGGGCTTGAAGGCGGATTTGTTGTGCTAGGGCAGTCCACCAGCAAAATGCCTAAGGCGGTATTCAGTCGGTTGATTGAGATTATTTACGCCTTCGGCGCCGAGCAAAACGTGGAGTGGAGTGAGCCGGCGATGAGAGCCTATGAGCAGTATCGGGAGGCCACATGAAAGATACAGTCATCGGTCTTTTTGCGCCGGCCGTTTTCCAGGCGAATGGACGCCGAGGAGATAGCTGTGCAACGTAAAGCCACAAAAAACACCCGTGGCCCGAGTACGATTGAACGCCGCTTGCTGGTCTGGGTAAAGCAGCAGCCGTGCTGTATCTGCAACGCGCCGGGGCCGTCGATAGCGGATCATTGTTATGGCGCGACAATGCGGAATAAGCGCGTGCTGATCGGCATGTGGGCAATCCTGCCCTATTGCCCGACCTGTGACGCGGTAAAGACCCGCGGCAGCCACCGGGCGCACCTTTCGGCATTCGGTAAAACGCAGGCGGATCTTTGGCTGAACCAGCTTGAGATGCTTCCGCCGACGCTGGTGCCGTCCAGTGCGGTGATCGAGGCGATACGGGATTGGGGGCGATGATGGACGAGCACCAAATTGGATTTGCAAGCGAAGTCTATTCGTTGCTCAAATTACAGCAGCACGAGCTGAAGTTGCTGGTGGATGAAAATCAAAAACTGAGGGATCGCATCAACAGGCTGGAGGAAATGGTGGCGCGCGTTGAAGCGAAATTGAACTGACAAGTAAAACATGAGGGTTGGAATGTGAGCGAATGTCTTTGGAAAATTGTTGCATGGGTAGTTTCTCGCCGACCCGTAGCCTCGTGGCTCATGCGGCGTGCGCAGCGCACTCCATATCTGCACATTTACTCGCCAGACGGGTCCGAGGTCTACATGTACCGCTGGTGGCTGTTTAACCCGTATGACAACGACACGCGCCAATGCAGGTATCGATGGTGCCCGATATCGATCAGAGTGCATCGGATAATGACGCCGGATAATGACCGGCACCTGCATGACCACCCGTGGAACGCTCAGACGATTATCTTAGATGGGTGGTACACGGAGCGCCGGCAGTTTTCTAATCACACGCGTATTGAAGGCGATACCGCGCCATTGCGATTTGGTGAGTACCACCAGATTACGGACGTTTCCAGGACCGGCGCGACTACGCTGTTCATTACGGGAAAATACCGCGGAACATGGGGCTTTTTGGTTGACGGAATAAAAATACGGTACCGAGAATATCTTGGGATAGGTGAGTAATTATGAGCGAATGGCAAGAAGCAAGGATTAAACGTGATGAACTGGTCCAGCCGCGCCCGATCGGGACCGTTGAGCTGTGGCAGCGGCAAACTTTTCAGGCGCGCGGTGCCCCGCTGGTGGGCGACGCCATGCCCATGCCTGCACTGGGCTACGACTGGCGGGCACAGGTGTGCGAGCGGACCGGGGATTACGTGCTGAAGTGGCGGGCCCAGGCATGAGCAGGAGCGGATACGTAGACGGCGGTGATAGAGATGAGTATTGACGACTTTAACAACACGGGTTCGCCCAGGCGGTGTTTAAATACAACGGGCGGCACCTGACAAGATCAGCCGCCTAACGCATAAGCGCAGCGGCCCGAAGGGTCCGACTGGCGCGCCTGGTTAGGCGCCGACATGGGAAAGACTATGAACGTAATTGCAAAGACAAACCCATACGCGATCGACGGGCCGCTATGCCTGTCATTTAGCGGCGGCCGAACCAGCGCCTATATGCTGTTCAGGGTGATGGAAGCGCACGGTGGCCAGTTGCCCGATGACGTGGTTGTCTGCTTCGCCAATACAGGGCGAGAAATGCCGCAAACGCTGGATTTTGTGCGTGACTGCGGGGAGCGGTGGGGGGTTGATATTGTTTGGCTGGAGCTTGGCATTGTCAGACTGGATGACACCAGCAAGCGAAAGCGGTTTGAGTATGAGACGCGGGTTGTCAACTACGAAACGGCCAGTCGAAACGGTGAGCCGTTTATGGCACTTGTTGAGGCCAGAAAATACCTGCCCAACCCTGTGGCCCGATTCTGCACCGCCGATCTTAAAGTGCGGCGGATAAACACATACCTGAAGTCGCTGGGGTGGGAAGAGTGGGACACCGCTGTTGGCATCCGCGCCGACGAGCGCCGACGAGCGCACAAGATGATAAATGCAGGATCGGACAGCGGCGAGAACAAAATTATACCGCTGTACTGGGATGGCGTGACCAAGGAGACGGTTTCAGATTTCTGGGACAACCAGGATTTTGATTTGCGGCTGCCCAACAACAACGGCACCACGGACTGGGGAAACTGCGACCTGTGTTACCTCAAGGGGGCAGCGAAAAAGATCAGCATAATCAGGGATAGGCCAGACCTGGCTGAATGGTGGGTTAACGCTGAGCGAGCGATAGGAAGCACGTTCAGAAACGACCACCCGACCTATCAGCAGATGCTGGATTATGTGGGCGACCAGCCAAGCTTAGAGCTGGATGATTCTATCAGCTGCTACTGCGGTGATTAGGCGCCTAACAGCCTGTTTATGAGGTAAATACATGACTGATTCCCAGCTGGATATCCTGACCGGCACTGACGGCCCGGAGCGGCTTCCGGTGGATCCTGCTCGGATGCGGCGGTATCAGATAGTGCCGGTGCCGAAACCCAGGATGACTCAGCGCGACAAGTGGCAGATGCGCCCGCCCGTGCTCAGGTACCGCGCATTCTGCGACCAGGTGCGTGCCCTGGGCGTAGAGCTTAGGCCGACCGGTGACCGGGTTATTTTCATCCTGCCTATGCCGCCAAGCTGGCCTAAGAAGAAGCGGGCGCAGATGCTGGGGGAGCCGCACCAGGGCAAGCCCGATGTGGATAACCTCGGAAAATCAGTTCTCGATGCGATCCATCAGGACGATGCCCATATCTACCACATTAACGCGCTGAAATTCTGGGGTGAGGCCGGGGAGATCATCATCGAGCGCGGCCGCGAGGCTCTGCTGTGGGACGGTGACAGAGTAATCTGGTCAAAAAACTGTTGACTCCTGAGCGCAATGCGCCTATTATAGATTCATGGGCTGAGGGGATCAGCCCGAAACAGACAGAGGTGAATGACATGTACTATGCACTCAGCGACAGCTTCACAGGTAGCGATCCGAAGGAACACACCGGAGGGTTCGCAAACACCAAAATGGTTATCGCCTTCGAGAGTCGCGCCAATCGTGACTCATGGGTTGAGGAGACTAAACTTCTCACAGCGTCCCCACTCACCAGGTCTGAAGCGGTCAAAGCAAGCCGCGTAAACGACAATGGCGACAGGGTAGCAGAAATCTACGGGTCTGAAGACGAAGACGGTATTCCTCAGTACCACGTTATCAAAAAGAGCAATCGGTGGTAAAACGACGGTCCCCGCTACGGCGGGGCCTCTCTAAACTCAACAGACAGCGGAATGCAGACATGACAAACTTCGCCCTGATCTTTGATAACGGCGGCGGCATCACGCTTCAGACAGAAAATTTCTGCCACTATTACAGCGGAACTGAGGAACAGACGGCGACTGATGTGGCTGATCTGCTTGATGGTTCAGACCCCCAGTATTGGGATGGAAACTATCCTGAATGCCGAACCACATATGACGCGAGCCTGGAACTGAACGGCAGCTATCACTGGGTAACCGACAACGACGTGATTGAAGCTGTTGGGCAGCTACCAAAAGAAAATCGCGAATCCTTTCTTGATAGTATATCCGGCCGGGCTGAGCGCCAATTTTTCGAATGTCTTTTCGCAATCCGCGATGATAGAGCCTTGCAGCAGTGAAATACGAATCTGCCGTACCAACCCCCGCCGAGGTCCTGGCGCTCCGGTGTGCGCTGCAGGAGCGGCTGGATATAGGCATCACCGCGGCGCAAGACCGATGTGCCGAGATGCTGCACACCAGCCGACGCGCCTGGCAGCAGTGGGAGCATGGTGACAGGAAGATGCACCCAGCTTTCTGGGAGCTTATCAGGATCAAGACAGAAGGGGAGACACGGACATGAATCATCGAGAAATCGTTGAATACCTCGAAGAGAACACCGCCGGCGACGTGAAAACAGTCGTACTGCTGGCATCCGGCAATGCCTGGTGCGACTGGCACTGCGGCAAGACAGAGGCGCCGACTCATGCCGAGCAGGCCTATAGCTATGTCGCCAGAGCACTGCGGGCAGCTGGGTATGTGAGCCACCTGGCGCATGCCCACGAGGTTATCCGCCGCCGCCACTGTCGGCCGCTGACACAGCGTGGATCATACCTGAGCGATGAACCGGTATGCCTTTTCGACATCGAGGTGTAGATGGACTACAAGGCCAAAGTCGAAAAGTTGGTGGATGTTTACATCAGTTGGCTGCTCAGCACGGATGCAGACGCCGGCTGGCATCAGCCACGCGACTACCGCGCGGATGTGCATATCTCCGGTGGAGGCTATGACCAGGCTGATATCAAGATGATCAATGAGATCGTATGGCTGCGTGAGCCGCATGCACTGCTACCGCTGGCAAAATCTCTGATCGGTCGACTCAAGCCCAGGCACCATGTGCCGCTCATCGTACATTACCGGTACATCGGCACAGCAAATCCCGAAACATCTAGGATATGGACCAGCAGCGCCATCGCGGCTGAATTGGGAATTAGCCCTGATCAGCTGAGGCACCGTCGCCGTCATGCGGTCGATAAGATGGTGGCATGGCTTGAAACTGTATCATCTGGTTAACATGTAAAGTTTGCGAAACACGCCACATACGCTATCATTTCTGTCAAGTTGCGGATCGTCACCGCACAACAGCCCGCCGAGTGCGGGTTTTTTATTGGCTGGAGTTTGGAATGATCCCGACTATCTACGACGCGCAGATCGAAGCCGCCTCGATGGGGTTCATGCCGGGGCGCGATTGGCGGGCACTGAAAGCCCAATACTGGCAGGAGTCTCGGTTTAAGCCTGGCGCGGTATCGCCTGCTGGAGCCCGAGGTATCGCCCAGTTCATGCCCGCGACATGGCAGGACATGATCCGCGAGCTTGGCATGCCGGATGACGCCGACCCGCACGACCCGCTGCTGTCGATTCGGGCCGGCGCGTACTACATGGCGAGGATGCTGGCTGGGTGGACGGCAAAGCGCTCCGACGAGGACCGATACTGCCTGGCGCTCGCTAGTTACAATGTCGGTTTCGGAAACATGCTCAAAGCGCAGAAAATCGCCGGCCAGCGCGCAGGTCATACGGTCAACGACTATGCCGGCATCATCACGGCATTGCCTGATGTTCCGCACGTCAACGCTGATGAGACCACGGATTACGTCATCAAAATTACCGGTTACTACCAGCACCTGGTGACGACTCAGTTTATAGACGATCTGGATATCAAACCGTGACAGATCGTCCGGAAACGTCCAAGTTTGAGCAGCATACGCAAACTATTATCGCCCTAATCATAGCCGCCCTGATCGGATGGGCAGGACTGAGTCTGCAGGATATGCAGCAGTCGATGGCCAGCATGAGCACGCAGATCCAGAATCTGCAGCACGAAGTGACAAACCTGCGTCAACTTAATCAGGACCGATACTCGATGGGCCAGGCCGTGCAGGACTGGGGCCGAAACCGGCAGGAGATGGACCAGGTCAGGGATAGGCTGCGGGACCTTGAGCGTAAGGTGCCGTGATGCGTAACTGGTCCATGACCGACCTGGTGTTGGTGCCTTACAACGCGACCGAGTGGCAATTGCGTGAGCCGATGCTGTGCGAGTGCATGGTGTTCCTGATAGATGTTAGCAAAGGGTTTACGACAGATTTGGCCAGTATCCCGCGCATTGCCCGGTTGGTATTTCCGGTGAACGACCTGCACCGCCCAGCCGCTGTCGTGCACGACTGGCTCTATGTCCGTCAGCGCATGCTGCATCGTCCTATCAATTCGCACTGCTGGATAAAGCGCGAGGATGCCGATCGCATCTTCTACGAACTAATGCTCAGTCTCGGCGTAAGCCGATTGAAGGCGTGGGTCATGTATAGGGCGGTTCGAGTGGGAGGCTGGGTTTTTTTCAATAAGCGGGCCCGTGAATGCGGCAACCCGTACTACCGGTGATGGCATGTGCCGCATGTCTGCGCCGCCGACGGGCAATGATCAAAGCCGCGAGGACCGCATATGAGCGCGCAAAAATTGTTATCGACCGAGCACGAGGTGTTGAGCCCGAAGCCGGGCGACATCATGGTGATCAAGCCGCCTCATCACCTGACCCAACTACAGCGGGAAAAGATTGAGCAGGAGGTGATGCCGATCGCTGAACAGCATCGGTGCAGCCTGCTGGTGCTGGGTGCGGATTTCGACATGGCAATACTGCCTGATATGGGTCGGATAACCCAGGTGCTAGAGCGGCAGGCGCAAGCGATGGAGGACCAGGCTAAGGCCACGACGCAGGCGACAGAGACCTGCGCCCAATTTCTTGCCATTTTGCTACAGATGATTGAGTCCGAACAGGATGAGCCAGACGAGGACGGTCCGCCCGGTTATTACATGGACGGCACGAAGATCAACTGATGCCGAAGCTAAACAAGATCGAACCGCGACTGCAGACCTTATCGCACAAGATCAAGACGACCAATGTATGCGAGCACCGCATAACTGGGCGACGGCTCCAGAAGCGCCGCTATCGTATCTGGCTATCCTCTCCGACCTGCGCTGACTGCGGCCGAGTTGTCGAATACCCCAGCGGGTTCGAACTGGATCACATCGTGCCGCTGTATCAAGGTGGCGCTGACACGGACGATAACTGCCAGATCCTGTGCATCGACCCTGACGATAAAGACGGTGGATGCCACGCCAGCAAGACGCGGCTCGATATGCAGCCGTAGTGGGGGGGTGGGTATCAAGTCAAAAATGTTACGTGACCGGAAGC